TATGTCTTAGATTCCTGCGGCAGCCCGCCATAATACATGGGTAGCTGAGTATGGCGTATCATAGAACAAGTACTATGAACAGCAAGTAATGTGGCAATATACTTCAGGCGGTTCAGTGGATGGTATTAAAGGCAGAGTTGACATGAGTTATGTCATGGATGTTTTCAACATGAATGCTGCATAGATCAAGCCTCCACAGCAAGAACAACCAAAGCCCGCAGAAAAGTCAGAATTAGAAAAAGTAATTGATGTAGCTAAAGAAGAGCTAGGCTATTTAGAGAAAAAATCAAATAGTTAGCTTGATAGTAAAACAGCAAATGCTGGCTATAATAACTATACTAAATATTGGAGAGATATTAAAGAATGGTGTGATAAAAACTATCAAGCACAACCTTGGTGTGCAGGTTTTGTAACCTGGGTCTTTACGAAGGCTTTAGGCAAGGCCCGCGCCCAAGAATTATTAAAACATTATCCATATGTCTATTGTCCTACAATGGGTAATTTATTTACAAAACATGCAAATCCAAAAGTTGGTGATATAGTAATTTTCTGGAGGAATAGGACATTCGCTCATACTGGTTTAGTAATAGCAGTAAATGGTGATCAGTTTACTACTATTGAAGGTAATACAAGTGGAGCAAGTGGAGTAGTTGACAATGGTGGAGGCGTTTGTCAAAAAACTTATTATAATAGTAAGTTACCTGGCACTAAATTCTGTCGTCCTGATTATAACTCAACATCTTTACCTGTTGAAAAAACTATTGCAGTGGCAGATGATATACATACAGTAAAATGGAAAGGTCTTGTTCAAACTAAAACAAGTCCTTTAAATATTAGACTTCAACCTTCTTTAAATGCAAAAACATGTAGTTTCAGTCCCTTAAAGAAAGGTACAGAAGTTGGAGTATGCTTCAAAACAGGAAGTTGGTATTTAATTAAATATAATGGTAAATATGGATATGCTTATGCCGATTATATTATTAAAAAATAACTGAGATAAAGGGGAGGAAAATAATAAATGAATACAGAATTAGAATTAGCTATAACAGTTATTATTGCTATAATAGGTTCTAATGCATTATGGGGATTTATTCAATTTCTATTGGAACGCAAAGATAAAAAGAATGATTGTTCAAAGAAAATTCTTGAAGCAATTTAGAAACTAAATACCAAAATTGATGAAAGAACAGCGGTAGGATGTCGTATTCGTATCCTTAAATTTATGGATGAAATTATTGAAGGATGGGAACATTCTAAAGATAGTTATAATCAAATAATGCAAGATATTACAAATTATCATAAATATTGCGAAGAGCATCCTTAGTTTTTAAATCATCAAACTGATGCTACTATTGAACGTATTAGAAAAGATTATGAACATCGCTTAGAAATGAATGATTTTGAACCTAATAATAGATAAGGAGGAAAATTATCATGGAAATAATTATTGCAGGAGTCATTTTAACTGAAGCTTTAACATAGTATGGAAAAACTATTGCAGAAATGTTCAAAACAGAAGATAAATCAAAAGGCATTTACCAATTAATTACTATTTTAATTGGTCTTTTAATTGCTTTTAGCTTTAATGTAAATCTTTTTGTTTTACTTGGAATGACAGCAAATCCAATTGTAGCAAAAATAATAACAGGTATTCTTATGAGTAGAGGTTCAAACTGGTGTTTTGATTTCTTTAAACGAATAAGAGAACCGTTTGGTGCAGTAGGATAATATAAGAGAAATGGGAAGTAACGAAAGTTACTTCCCATTTTTTGTGTCTTATAAGATAGATGATAAAGCTAGACCCACTTTTGTCTTTCCTGTTTTTTATATTGTACAAAAAATTTTCAGAGTTGTCAAGTCAACTGCACATATGAGCAAAAACATTCAAAATATTTGCAAATTTTTAAATTTTATGATATAATTATTTATAAAAAGAAAAGAGGTTTAAAATGGAAAAGAAATACATGATTTTTTATTATGATGTAGATGAAGAAGGCATACCATGTTGCGATGCTGAAAATTTACAATCAGTATTTAAAATATTAAGTGACTTTTTTATTAAACAAAATATCGAAATTTTAATGATACCTCGATATATTTCTCATACTAATCTTAAAACAAAAGAAGAAATGATTGAAATATTAGGTACTTATTTAGCAGATTTGGCGGAGGAAGGTACATGATAGATAAAACTTTATATAATGAAAATTCAATTGAGTCATTACCACCTCGTGAATTTATTAGACTTAAACCAGGTGTATATGCAGGTGATACTACATATTCAACTCAATTGTTAATAGAAATAGTATCTAATTCTGTTGATGAATTTAGACTAGGGCATGGTAATTTAATTGAAGTAAAAATTGATGATGATAGTATAATGGTTCGAGATTATGGGCAAGGATTTATCCCCAATAGCTATAGAGAAGATGGAAAAACAATTCTTGAAGCTGCTTTTACTGTTCTTAATACTTCCGGTAAATTTAGACAAGATGGAACATATGAAGGAACTAGTTTAGGAAACTTTGGAATTGGTGGAAAAATTACTAATTTTTTAAGCCATAAAATGGAAGTCCAAACATGGAGGGACGGAGAAACAGAATCTTTATTTTTTATAGAAGGAGAACTTCATACAAGACATAAACCTGCAAAAAGTAACGAACCTAATGGAACTTATGTAAGATGGCAACCTTCAGAAGAATTTTTTACTCATACAGAAGTAGAAAGTAAAAAAGTTCATGATTATTTAAAAACTCTATCCTGTTTATGTCCTGGATTAACTATTCATCTTGAAGAAAAAGGTAAAATTTATGATTACGTTTCTCCAAGAGGGATAAATGATTTAGTTGATGCGGCGGTCGGTGATAAAGAACTTATTGACTCTAGGTTCGAAATGAACTTTGAGGAAGGTAAGAATAAGATGGATATAGTTTTAACTTATACATCTAATTATTCTTTTAATATTGTTCCATATGTAAATACTGGTCTAACCGAGAGTGGTCCTCATATCACACAAATTAAAACTATTATTACTAGAGAATTTAATAAATTCTTTAAAGAAAAAGGATGGCTTAAAGCTGGAGATGCAAATCTAACAGGTGATGATATTCAAGAAGGTATGTATATCGTTTTTAATATCACTGCTCCAAATGTAGCATATGATGCACAAGTTAAAAGTCGTGTTACTAAAATTGATATGAAACCTTTTAATACAGCTCTTGCAGAAAACTTAAATTATTGGTTAAACAATAATGAGCGTGAGATTAAATTTATTGCGGACAAGGCTCTAACAGCAAAGAAAGCTAGAGAGGCTGCAAAAAAAGCTCGGGAGCGCGCAAGAGAACAGGGGAAGAAAAAAGAGAAGGCTCTTAAATTTGATACTAAATTAGCTGACTGCTATGGAACAGATAGAAGTAAATGCGAACTTTATATTGTAGAAGGAGACAGCGCTGCGGGAAACCTTAAAACAGCGCGTAATAATGAGTTCCAAGCTGTAATGCCAGTCCGCGGTAAGATTCTTAATACTCATAAAGCAACCGCAGATAAAATACAGAAAAACGCAGAGATTATGAATATAATTGATGCACTTGGTTTGGCTTTTGACCCTAAAGCGATGCAGGTTATTTATGACCCTGATAAATTGCGTTATGGTAAGATTATTATTGAGTCAGATGCAGACGTTGATGGAGCACATATTAAAAATCTGTTCTATACTTTTGCATGGAACTTCTGCCCAGAATTATTTTATTATGGACATATCTATGCAGGAGTACCACCTCTTTATAAAGTTACATTATCCGGTAATAAAGGATATAAATACTTAAAGAATGATGATGCTCTTGAAGAATTCCGTAAAACTAATGCAGGTAAATATACTACAGTTAATCGACTAAAAGGATTAGGAGAAATGTCTGTTGAAGAAACAGAAGAAACCTTAACTGATCCTGAAAATAGAATTATTAAACAAATTGTAGTAAGAGACGTAGAAAAAGCCAATAAATTATTCAATGATTTGATGGGTACTGCAATTTTACCAAGAAAAAATTTTATTCAAGAACATAGTGGAGAAACAATAGAATGAAATCAGATATAACAAAAGAATTAAGTCAGAATTTTATAGATTACGCGGACGCTGTTAATACCGATCGTGCTATTCCAGATGCAAGATCAGGTCTTAAACCAGTTGCCCGCCGCATTCTCTGGTCTACATTTGAAAAAGGTCGTTTATTTTCTAAACCGCATGTAAAAGCCGCTAGAATTGTAGGTGATGTAATGGGCGAGTATCATCCTCATGGAGATTCTAGTATTTACGAAGCTATGGTTAGATTATCTCAACCTTGGGTTCTACGTTATCCTTTAATAGATTGGCACGGTAATCAGGGTAATATTGCGGGAGATGGTCCTGCTAGTATGCGTTATACTGAAGCAAGACTAAGCAAAATCGCAGAAGATGGGCTTCTATATGGTATTAAGAAAAAGAACGTAGACTTCATGCCAAACTATGATGAATGTTCAGAAGAACCAACTACACTCCCTAGCATCTTCCCTAATCTTTTATGTAATCCAAATGCAGGAATTGGAGTAGCTATTGCTTGTAACTGGGCCCCTCATAATTTAAAAGAGGTTGCAGATGCAATTTTTGCATATCTTCAAGGTTTAGAACCTACTCTTCCTGGACCTGATTTTCCTACAGGTGGATTGGTAATTAATAAAGATGATATGCCTGAAATTATGCAAACAGGAAAAGGAACTATTAAAGTAAGAGCAAAATATAATATAGAAAAAAATAAGATTATTTTCTATGAAATTCCTTACGGTAAAAATATTGAAGCTCTTATTAAAGAAGTTGGGGATGCTTGTGACCGAAAGGAAATAGAAGGAATTGCTGATATTCACGATGAAAGTTCTAAGAAAATTAGAATTGTAGTAACTTGTGAAAAAGATATATTTCCAGAAGTTGTCGTAAATAAGATATTCGCGAAGACTAGCTTTCAAAATACTTTTAGTTATAATCAAGTTGCTTTAGTAGATGGAGTTCCTTCTGACCCTCTATCTTTAACACAATGTATTAAGATTTATGTAGACCATAACATAAAATGTATTGTTCGTGAAACACAATTTGATTTAGCAAAAGCACAAAATAGACTAGAAATTGTTAATGGACTACTTAAAGCACTTGAAGATATTGATAATATAATTGCATTAATTAAAGCATCTGAGAGTGCGGCAGCCGCTAAAGTTAATCTTATAGCTAAATACAATTTTACAGAAAACCAGGCTAAAGCCATCCTTGCAATGAGATTATCTTCTCTTGCCAAACTGGAAAAAGTAGAATTAAATAAAGAAGCAGAAGATTTAAATAATAAAATTTTTATGCTTCATCAAATTTTGGATAGTCGAGATGAACAAGTTGGTATATTAAAAGTTCGTTTGCAAGGATTAGTAAATAAGTATGGGGATGCTCGTAGAACAGAACTTGCCCAAATTGAAGCAACAAAAGAAGAGAAAGAAAAGATTGATATTGTACCTGAAGATGTTGTAGTTATAATGAATAATTTACAGGAAATAAAGCGTATTCCTAAAAAGAATTTTAAAGCACAACATCGTAAAGGGGTAGGTGTTAAAGCAGCAAATGAATCTACTTATATGATGCTCTCAACTAATACTATGAATACTCTTATGGTCTTTTCTTCTGCTGGAAAGATGTATCGGTTAGGAGTAGATAAAATTCCTGAAGGAACTAATACATCAAGAGGAGTAAGTTTAAGATCTCTTTTAAACTTTAGTGATAAAGAAATAATTCAAGAAATTGCATCTGCTAAAGATAATAAACCAGCCGATTATGTAGTATTCTTTACTAAGAATGGTCTTGTTAAAAAAACTAAATTTGAAGAGTATGCAAATACTAAAAAGACTACTGGTATTCAAGCAATTAAATTAAAAAACAATGATGAACTCGCGGCAGTTCGTTTCATGAATGATAATGAAGAAATTATTCTAATAACTGAAAAAGGGTATTCAATTAAATTTACTTTTGCAGATATTAAACCTATCGGTAGATTAACTAGCGGAGTTAAAGGAATTAATTTAACAGAAGGAGATGGAATAACAGGAGTTATAAACCTTACTTCTAAAAACGATTCTATTATTTTAATTACTTCAAAAGGAAAAGGTAAACGAATGACGCCTGCGGACTTCGCTTTACAGAATCGTGGAGGCAAGGGTGCTATCGCACTTAAACTAGATCCAGATGACTATGTGGCGGCCGCACTTTCCGCTTCAGAAGATGATTTAATTTTAGTTGCCGGTAAACCAAATTCTATCTGTGTTCCTGTTAAGGAAATCTCTGTCCAAGGGAAGCTGGGCGGAGGAACTAAAATTATTGAAAGAAGCAAAGTAGAATCTGCTATTGTTGTGTAAGGAGGTAAAATATGATAAAAACTTTATATAAACCATTTCAACACTGGTCTGAAAAAGGAAGCGTGTATCTTATCTCTGATACACACTTTGAAGATCCAGATAGGGAGATTATGGGATATGATTTTTCAGAAGAAGTTCAAATAGATAGGTTAAAAAATCGTTGTCATAAAAATGATACTTTAATACATCTGGGTGATGTTGGTAACCCAGAATGGATGAAGCAATTAAAATGCTATAAAGTATTATTAATGGGAAATCATGATAAAAACCCTACTCAAATGGAACAATATTTTGATGAAGTATATACAGGTCCGCTTTGGATAGCTGAAAAAATTATTCTTTCGCATGAACCATTAAATATTACTTTTGGCTTTTGGGAGCCTATATGTTTTAATATTCATGGACATGACCATAACGGTACTGCATATAATGATAAATATCATTTGAATTTAGTTCCAAATATTTATGGGTATCTTCCTTGTAATTTAAAAAATCTAATTGAAGATGGATGTATATCAAAAATAACTACAGCACATAGAGCTACTATTGAAAAAAGAGTAGAAATGAATGGAGTAAGATTATGAATGAAAAAGAAAGAATGATATGGTTAATAGAACAAATGAATGAAGCTACTGAAGCATATGAAAAAGGAGAACCATATCTAACTGACTCCCAGTGGGATGAATGGTATTATGAATTAAAAGATTTAGAAAAAAAATTAGGATATACTCTTCCCAATTCTCCTACTCAAAAGATTATATACAAAAAAGTTTCAGAACTTAAAAAGGTTAAACATAACCATCCTATGCTCTCTCTTGATAAAACTAAATCTTTAAAGGATGTAAAATCTTTTATTGGTAAAAAACGATGGATTGCTATGGCTAAAATGGATGGTTTAAGTTGTTCTCTCACTTATAAAGAAGGAAAACTAGTTAGAGCAGAAACAAGAGGAAATGGAATAGAGGGAGAAGATATTACTCATAATGCTATGATAATTCCTTCTATTCCTAAACAAATTCCATTTGAAAAAGGAGATGAACTTACTGTAGATGGAGAAATTATTTGTACCTATGAAGATTTTCAACCTTTTTCAACTATATATAAAAATCCAAGAAATTTTGCAAGTGGAAGTATTAGACTTCTTGATTCTAAAGAATGTAGAAATAGACATTTAACTTTTATTGCATGGGATAAGTTTGAGACAAATAGTATATATAATATCTTCTCTTCTCCAACTTTACATTTAAAACTTTTTGATTTAGTACAGTCTAAATTTAAAGTAGTTCCTTATTTTACTGGAGACAGTGTTGACTATATTGAAGGAACAATAGATTTTATAAAAGCTGAATGTAAGAAATATTCATATCCTATTGATGGAATTGTTTTTAAATATGATAATGTCGATGAATATGATGCGGCAGGTCGTACGGATCATCATTTTAAGGGCGGTTTAGCTTATAAATTTTATGATGAAGAGTATGAAACGGAAGTTAAAGATATTGAATGGACAATGGGCAGAAGTGGACAATTAACCCCTGTTTTAATTTATAATGATATAGACATTGAAGGTTCTATATGTAACAGAGCTAGCCTTCATAATATTAGCATTATGAAAGATACTATGGGAGAAGCATACCCAGGTCAAAGGGTATTTATATATAAAGCCAATCAAATTGTTCCTCAGGTTGCTAGTGTTCAAACTAATAATCCTAATAATATCCCAACTTTTGATATACCAAGTATCTGTCCTTACTGTGGAGAACCTACCGAAATAAGAAAAGATAATGAAAGTGAAGTTCTCTATTGTACTAATCCAAACTGTAATGGGAAATTAATCAATAGACTTGACCATTTCTGTGGGAAAAAAGGTTTAGATATTAAAGGTCTTTCAAAGAAAACTCTTGAAAAATTAATTGATTGGGGATGGATTAATTCCTTAGAAGATATTTTTAAATTACAAGAGCATAGAACAGAATGGATTGATAAATCTGGTTTTGGAATTGCTTCAGTTGATAAAATACTTGATGCAATAGAAAAAAGTAAGAGATGTCCTACAGCTAAGTTTATTGCGGCAATCGGTATCCCGCAAATTGGCAAGGTAGCATCTGAAGAATTAGTTAGAGTATATGGTACATATGACAAGTTCAGAGAAGCCGTAAGTGAAGTAGATAAAAGCTTATATGATATTAAAGGAATAGGAGAGGTTATGATTGAAATTCTTTGTTCCTTTGATTATACTGAAGCTGACAATATATTTGATAATTATATTACAGAAATGCGGCCAGCGATTATTTTATCTATCCCCGCTACTAAAACAAAGCTTAACGGAAAAGTGTTTGTAATCACTGGGAAATTAAAAACATATAAAAATAGAAATGAATTGAAATCCGTTATTGAACAAAACGGTGGAAAAGTAACAGATTCTGTGAGTAAAAATACTTCTTATCTTATTAATAATGATATAGAATCCACTTCAAGTAAAAATAAGAAAGCAAAAGAATTAAATATCCCTATTATTACGGAAGAAGATTTCTCGTTATTAATAATTTGATTTATTGAAAAATTTTTGATATAATAAATATGATAAAAAAGTAAATGAACAAACATTTAACTTTAATAAACTTAGATAAAAAGAAAAACAAGGAGAATAAAATTATGGGAAAATTTAGTGAAAAAGCTTTAAAGATTAAAGCATATGTGAAAGCACACGAAGATGAAAACATTACTTATACTGACATCGCAGAGGCGCTTGGTGGAGATGCCGCAGGTTTTGGTCCTAAAACTGTAAACGCTACTTTGACAGCAGCATTTACAAATCATAAGGAACCTACCGGTGAAGAAATTGATGGTAAGCCAGTTAAGGAAGTAAAGCCTCTTATGGAAAGAGTTCCTGGTGAAATCCAGATTGAAGATGAAGAGGGTAAGGTTACTCATAAGTCAGTTAAGTTTATTCGTTTCACTGATTATGGAAGAACATATAATTATGAAGCGTAATTAAAAGAAAGGTAACTGGATTGGCAACAATCCAGTTAATTTTTTACAATGTTATTATAGATATTATTTACTATCTTTCTTTTTGTTCTTGCTTTAATACTTTACTTTTGGAATAATAAATTACATTAGAAAGAATATTAGTTACAAGTACAGGCACGTGATATAGAAAATTATGCTAATGCATTATTAACAGAAAAAACTGGTTAGTTAAGAAATGTTAATGATAAAATTAAAGAAGCAGAAGATAATTTACAAGCCTTAGTTTAGACTGAAAAAGCAGCAAAAGCTGTATTATTAAAGCAAAAAGAACAAAAAGATAAAATAGACGATTATCGCTTAATACCTTCTGATTCAGAATTAATTGAAATTAAAGAACTTGAGGAAATTAAAAAAGAATTAAGAAAACCAAGAGTTCTTTCTATGCTTATATGGCAAACATTTTGGCAGCCTCTTGCTAAAGTAAAGTTCCCTATTATCCTACAAGATAAAACAAAAATGGGTATTTATAAAATTACAAATATAAAAACCCAAGAATGTTATGTGGGACAAAGTGTTGATGTATATAAAAGATGGTGTGAACACTGTAAAGCAGGATTAGGAATAGATACTCCTCCTGGAAATAAATTATATAAAGCAATTCAGTCAGAAGGTCTTGAAAATTTTACTTTTGAATTACTTTCATAGTGCAAACAAAACGAATTAAATGAAAGAGAAAGATATTTTATCAAACTCTTTCAAGCTGATACTTATGGATATAACAGTAACGTGGGGATTAAAAAATGAAATTTGCAAAAACTTAGGTTATGAATTTTTAGGGTGCTTTTCGCGGACTCCGCAATCCAATGAATAGTTGGGATAAATCAGATAGCTATTGGGATATGACAGGTTCTTTTTATCATTTAGGACCAAAAGATTTAGATTTAGCTATGAGAATGATTAAGGCGGGAGCTAGTGATAGAAAATTCTTACGTCAGATTATGGTATCTGTTGATATAACAGCACCATTGTATTGGTGGAAGTAGTTTGATACTTATAAAGTTGGAACAGTAGCAAACTCTACTTCAACAATGCATAAATTAGCAAGTACTCCAATTACATTATAGTGTTTTGAATTAGATGATTATAATAGCAATCTAGACCTAATAGATAATGTTTATTTAGGACTACGAGTATCGTCTCTTATTAATGATTTAGAACAACTTCGTCAGTTGTATTTACAAACAAAAGATAAGCGTTATTGGAAAGAATTAATAAGATGGCTTCCTAACGGATGGTTACAAACAAGAACTGTAACTTTAAACTATGAAGTTCTTAGAAATATTTTCTTCCAAAGACGTAATCATAAATTATCTTAGTGGCATCAATTTTGTAATTGGATCTAGAGTTTACCTTATGCAGATAAGCTAATTACATATGAAGCTTGAAATTTTAAAAAATTTATTATATAATATTTATAGAAAATGAAAATTATAAAGAGGAATAAAAGATGAAGAATTTTACAAACAAAGAATTTTTTGAAGGCAGATTATACAGTTTTGATTTGGAAAAGAAAAAGGTACAAAATGTAAACTCACCAAATTTTGGAAAAGAATTTTGGTCAGGTACAATCAATATTGCTACAGATGAAGAGGGATTGAATATTGTTCCTGTTCATTATACTTTTGTAACTCCTACTTTTGCAAAGTCAGGCAAGACAGATTCTCGTTATGCGGCTCTTGAAAAGATTAAAAATGAGAACAAGACTTGGCTTGAAGTTGGTAAGGATAATGCAGAAATGATTAGACTTACTCCTTCTGGTGATTTGAATGATTTCTATATCGTGGAAGGTGATAAGGGAAGATTTGTTTCTGCTCAGAGAAATGAAGGTGGTTTCATTACCTTTATTAATTCTCTTGCTCCGGAAGGACTTGGAAGAAATAAGTTTACATTTGATGTAGTCTTTAATAAAATTACTATTGTATCTCCAGAGGAAGAATTTGATCCTCCTGTTCACGCCAAACTTCATGGTGCTATCTTCAATTTCAATGGAGCATTACTTCCTTTTGATATGGTAGCTTACAATCCTAGAGCTATTCAGTATTTTGAGGAAATGATTGGAGATGGATGTTTCTATACTCAGGTTTGGGGTGGTGTAAGAAATACTACTATCAAACAGGAAAAGACAACTGAGAACGCCTTTGGCGAACCTACTGTAGAATATGTAGAAAGAACTCGTAGAGAATGGGTTATTGAAGGCGCAAGAACTCAGCCTTATGAATTCACAGAAGAAGATGCAGCACAGCTTAATGAAAAGACTGCCGCAAGAAATCTTAATCTTGAAAGAATTAAGACTGATGCAATTAAGTATGCGGCTGAAAGAAAGAGTGCTTCTGCGGCACCGGTTAATCCTACAACTATGGCTGGACCTCTTTCAAATATTCCGAACGGTGGCTTTGATTATTAATTATAAGGCAAGTGTAACCCACTTGCCTTTTTTGACTAAGGAGGTACAAAATGGCAATTGATTTATTGGCTATTTAGCCACATAAAGTAAGTAGAGATTTAAGTGGATATATTACATACCTTTATGGTCCAGGTAAAATTGGTAAGACAACTTTTGGCGCACAAATGCCAGACGCATTAATCTTAGCTTTCTAGAGAGGTTATGATGCTTTACCTAATGTTTATCCTCAAGATGTTACAACCTGGTCATAGATGAAAACTATTCTAAGACAATTAAAAAAGCCTGAGGTTAAAGCGAGATATAAGTCTATCATTGTTGATACAATCGATCTTGCGGCAGCCGCATGTTAGAAATATATTATAAACCAAAACAATGTAGATACTTTAACTCAAATTCCTTATGGACAAGGATGGGTTCAAGTTAAAAGAGAACTTGAGAGTACCTTTAGAGAAATTACTCAAGCTGGTTATGCAGTATTATTTATTTCACATGATAAAGATAAAATCTTTAAAAGACAAGATGGAACTGAATACAATCAAGTGGTTCCAACTTTAAGCAATAGCTATAATGAAATTATTAAAAATATGGTAGATATTTATGGCTATGCTCATGTAGTTATAAAAGATGGAGTACCTGAAAGAGTTTTATCATTAAGATCTCGAGATGGTACTATTGATTGCGGTTCTCGTTTTAAATATATAAAACCTGAAATAGACTTTGATTACGATTCTCTTGTATAGGCTTTAAATGACGCTATTGATCAAGAAGCAGCTAGAACAGGAAAAGAATTTGTAACAAAAGAAAGAAATATGGAAACTTCTTCCGAAGAACTTAATTTTGATGCTTTATATAAAGAATGTGGAGAACTTTTAACTTCTATCCCTGCTGATAAGAAAGACTATTATCATCCTTACATTGAAGAAATTATCAGCAAGTATCTTGGAAGAGGAAAGAAAGTTTCTCAAGTTACAAGAAATCAAGTTGAACAATTATCTTTAATTGTTTATGACTTAAAAGAATTGTTTAACAGAAATTGAAACTATAGATAAGTCAAAGAAGTTTCGGCTTCTTTGACTTTTTTATTTTTTTATGATATAATAAATTATGATTAAAGTAAAATGTTTATTTTGTAATAGTTATTTTGATAGAGAAACCGTTCCATGTGTAAAAATTGGAAGACGATATGCCCATAAAACTTGCGTAGAAGGAAATCAAGAACTTACAGCTGAATATCAAGAGAAAGAAAGTTTTTGGGCTTATATTAAAAAAATATATGGCTCTAAATATAATTTTCAATTAATAAATACCCAAGCTACTCAATACATAGAAGCCTATCATTATACTTGGAAAAGTATGGAGAATGCACTTAGATGGTTCTATGAAGTAAAAAAGGGTAATATAGATGAAGGTAATGGAGGAATTGGAATCATTCCTTTTATCTATGATGAAGCTAATAAATATTATGAGCAAATGAATTTAACAAAAGCAAAAAATGAGAAGAAAGGCGGGAGCTCGGTTGTAGTGGAGGTACAGACTAAATCTCCCCGAGCATGGAAGCAACCGCCGCGTATGTTTGATTGGGAGGAGGATGATTAATGGCTGCTAGATATGTAGATATACCTGCTCTTGTTCAAGTTATAGGTTGTGTATATCAAAATCCCAATCTTATAGATGATGAACGATATAGTTTTACAGCAGAAGATTTTACAGAAGATTTACAAAAAATAGTATTTGGTTCTATTTATAATCTTCATCAACTTGGAGTAGAAAAAATTACTATCCCTGTGATAGAAGATTATCTTCAATCTAAACCCAAAAAAGTTGCAGTTTATAAAAATCTTGATGGTAGTGATTACTTAACAAAGGCTGCTACTATTTGTCAACCAGATGCATTTAACTATTATTATCATAAAATGAAGAAGATGACTCTTCTTCGTATGTATAATGAAAAAGCTGGCTTAGATTTATCATGGTTATATGATATTAACAATCTATTTGATCAAAAAAAGAAACAGCGACAAGAAGAGTGGATAGATAATGCAACTGAAGAGCAAATAGCTGAAGCTATTGATAATAAAATAGAAGATATTAAATTAAAATATCTTAATGGTGCTGTTGATGATATTATACAGGCGGGAGCCGGTAGTGACGATCTTTTAAACGAGCTTCAAACTACTCCGGATGTAGGATACCCTTTATATGGTAATCTAATTAATACTGTGTTTAGAGGAGCTAGATTAGGTAAATTTTATCTAAGATCCGCCGCAACTAACGTAGGTAAATCAAGGGCAATGGTTGCAGATTGTTGTAATATAGCTTGTAATGAAATTTATGATTTAGCTAAAGGTAAATGGGTTTCAAATGGAACAACAAACGAACCGGCTATATATGTTATGACAGAGCAAATCTTCAGTGAAGTACAGACTATGATGTGGGCATTTCTTTCTGGGGTTCCTGAAGATCATATCTTAACTAATAGATATGTAGGAGACGAGCTTGAACGCGTTAAACACGCAATTCAAGTTATAAAGGACAGTCCGCTATATCTTAAACAATTACACGATTTCTCTTTACAAGATATAGAAAATGTTGTAAAATTAAGTGTTAGAAAATTCAATGTAAGATATTTCTTTCTTGATTATATACATTCTAGTATGAAGATTTTATCAGAAGTTAGTTCTAAAGCTTCTGTCAAGAATTTAAGAGAAGATAATGTATTGTTTATGATTAGTGTAAGATTAAAAGACCTTGCTACTGATAATGGTATTTTTATTTTATCAAGTACACAGTTAAATGCTGATTATCAACACGCTTTAGTTTATGATCAAAACCTTTTAAGAGGCGCTAAGGCTATTGCTGATAAAATTGATGCCGGTAGCATTATGTTACAATTAAATCAGCAAGACCATGATTATATAGATGAGTTAGTAAAACAAAAAGGTCTAGAAATGCCTAATCTTAAAATCTCTATTTATAAAAATAGACGAGGTAAATATAATCATATTTTACTTTGGTGTAAAGCTGATTTAGGTATTTGTAGAATTAACCCTATTTTTGCAACTGATTATAATTATGAATTAATTGATATAGAAGATTTAAGGATTACTGTGAAAGGAGACTAATATGGATAAATTTATAATTCAAGCTAGATATTTTGATAGAGGGTTTTAGATAGAATTAAATAAAGAAGAATTTTAGCTTTTGGATAATAACAAAATTCTTGTCTATATTGAACCTTATAACTTAAACACTCTTACTCATGTAATTGAAGATTTAACAGATTTTAAAACCTGCATTGAAACAAAAAAATATGAGTAAAAAAATATTTCGTAAACCTAAACCTTCTCCTCCTCACTGGTTTTTTTTAGATAATGACAATTGTTGGGATTGTAACTGTAATTATAGAGGTTGTAGTGGCTGTAAACGATTAAAAAAATTTAAAAAGAAAAAATATGAGTCAAGAAGCGAATCAAAAAGAATACTTAGAGGATATTAAAAATAATTTAATACTAGACCAGGTATTTCAATTATTATCTGACCTTGGAGGAGAACCTCAAATCTGTAATAATTCTTATATTATTTCAAGAACTATATGCCATAACCCTCCAGGTCAGGGCTCATTTAAACTTTATTATTATGATAATACAAAATTGTTTAGATGTTATACTCATTGTGATGAAGCTTTTGATATTTTTGAATTAATATTAAAAGTAAAACATTTAGCTAAGAGTCAAATTACTTACTGGTCAAAAGGTGAAGAAAAATCTCGTCCATGGGATTTACCTGACGCATTACATTATATTCTCTCTTATTTCGGTATCGAAGAAAAAAATCAAAATTTTTCAGAAGAACAATTAATACTTCCCGAAACCGAATATTTTAATAAAAAACTAAAAAATCAATTAGTTAAATCAAATAAAAACCAAACAGTTTCCTTAAAAATATATGATGATAATTTTTTGCAAAATCTCCCAAAACCTAGAATATTACCCTGGGAGAGAGAAGGAATTACAAAAGAAAGTATGTTGGCTCATCATATTTGCTATGACCCAGTTAATCAAGGAATAGTAATTCCACATTATAATATGGATGGGCAACTGGTTGGAGTCAGAGAGAGAACATTGATTAAAGAAGATGAAATCCGCGGTAAATATAAACCTGCAATAATAGCAGGTAAAATGTACAATCATCCTCTAAGTTTTAATTTATATAATTTAAATTTAACAAAAGACAACATAAAAGTAATGAAAAAGGTTATTCTCTTTGAAGGCGAAAAATCTTGTCTTTTATTTAATAGTTATTTTGGGGCTGAAAATGATATTAGTGTAGCTGTTTGCGGGAGTAGTCTTATTAATTATCAATTTGAACTTTTAAAATCCTTAGGGGTAACAGAAATTGTTGTTGCTTTTGATAAACAATATAAACAACAGAATGACGAAGAGTGGAAGCGTTGGGAAAAGAAATTAAAACATATCCATGATAAATACGGTGGAATAGTTCAGATTAGTTATTTATTAGATTTTAAAGATAAATTAGGGTATAAAGATAGCCCTATTGATAAAGGGCCTGAAATATTTTTAGAGCTATTCCAAGATAGAAGATATTATAAATCTAGATAAGAGTTGTCATCGACTTGACAACTCTTATTTTTTTTGTTATACTTTAAAAAAGGAAACATTGAAAGAAGGATGAAACATGAAATATTAGTTAATTAAACCTATAAATTAGAACTATTCTGTTATTTAGCAAATCTTAACAAATAGAGGAATTCCCTTAAACAATATTAATAATTATTTATATACTACTGATGCGGACGTTGCTCCTCCCGAAGCATTAGACTAGACTAAACTTCAACAAGCTGCCGCATTATTAATACAAACAATATCTCTCGCTGGAAAAGCTTTAGTTATTATAGACTCTGACTGTGACGGCTTTACCAGTGCCGCCATTCTTATAAATTATTTGCATGATTTTTTCCCTACTTGGGTAGAATTAAAACTTGATTTTATTTTCCATGAAGGTAAACAACATGGTTTAAGTGACCATATTGATTCTATTTTAAAGAAAAAATATAATCTTGTTATTATACCTGATGCCGGGTCAAATGATTCTACTGAATGTACTCAATTATTTGAAGAAGGTACTAAAGTTCTTGTACTTGACCATCACTTATGCGATGTAAAAAATCCTGACGCTATTGTTATTAATAATCAACTTTCTAACTATCCTAATAAAGATTTTTCTGGTGCCGGAGTAGTTTGGCAATTTTGTAAATACTTAGATAAACTTTTAGTATCATCAAAAGCAGATGACTATTTGGATTTAGTTGCTCTTGGTAATTGTGCGGATATGATGTCTATGACTTCTATTGAAACTAAACATATAGTAAATAAAGGATTTCATAATTTAAAGAACCCATTCTTTGCTTCTCTTGCTAAAAAGAATGAATATTCCATGAAAGGGAAAGTAAATCATATGAGTGTAGCTTTTTATGTAGCCCCTTATGTTAATGCTATATGCCGAAGTGGAACCATAGAGGAGAAAACAATTGTTTTTAAATCTATGCTAAAACACGAAGCTTTTAAAGAAGTATTATCTACTAAACGCGGCCACCTCTTAGGAGAAAAGGAACAATTAGTAGAACAAGCTATGAGAGTAGTTACAAACGTAAAGAATAGACAAACAAAAGCACAAGATGCTGGATTAGCTACAATAGAAGATATGATAGTATCTCGTCATTTATTAGACCATAAAGTTCTTTTGTTTTTACTTGAACCGGGACAAATTGATAGAAATATAGCTGGTCTTATTGCTAATAAAATTATGGCTAAATATCAACGGCCTACTTGCTTATTAACAAAAATAACGGAATACGAAGATGATGCTCTACCCTGGGAAGAACCAAATAGTAAACCTATTATTTCTTATCAAGGCTCTGCAAGAGGATGTGAAAAAGTAGGAGTTCTTGATTTTAAAGGAATCTGTGCGGCAACCGGTGTAACGATGTATGAAACTGGACATCCTAACGCATTCGGTTTAGGTATCTTAGCTTAGAATATCTAGAGTTTTATTTAGTAGACAGACGCCGCGCTTGAAGATATGCAGGATGAAGCAATATATTATGTTGATTATATTTATGATGGAGATTATATCGAACCTATTGATATTATAACGATTGCTGATATGTAGGATTTATGGGGAAAAGATATAGATGAACCCTACTTGTGTATTAGAGGAGTTCAAATATCTTCTGATATGGTAACAATTTATAAGAAGAAAGATAATACTCTTAAAATAACTTTAGGAAATGGTATTAGTTTAATGAAATTTAAAGCTACAGATGAATAGTGTGAAATGCTACAAACTAATAATAAAGGTTTTTATACTTTAGATATTATTGGTAGAGCTAATAAAAATGAATGGATGGGCAATATTACTGCTCAAATATTTATAGAAGATTATGAAGTGATTGATTATAATGAAGGTTGGGGAGGATTTTAATGAACTTATTTAAAAAATAGTATTTAATATCTTTTTTGAAAGCTATTGGAGAAGAATTTCAAAAATAGCCTGAAAAATTTTTAGAGGGAGATGTTTAGAATCTAACAGATTTTTCCATTTGGATAAGTTTTTATGACGACAAACTCCCTGAAATAAATATATCTAAAAGTATGCAAAGCAAAAAGTCTATTGAGACTTTCCTACAGATCGAGAGCAAACAGTAAACAAATCTGTTGGCGCGCAAAGGGCCGTGTTTCGGATTGATTTTGGCTTTTGGCCTTTTTCAATCCGAATTTGACTTTTTATTATTTTTATGGTATAATAGTAGTATAATGAAAAAAGGAGTGATGCTTTAATGGATATAAGTAGCACAAATAAGTATCCTTCTAATGCATTAAGTAATTTTGCTCCTCATCCTTTTATAATAGATGGAGTGCAATGCAATTCAATGGAAGGATTTTTACAATCATTAAAATTTGAAAATGTAGACATGCAAAGATATGTTTGTACTTTAGTAGGCCGCGCAGCCAAAGCTAAAGGAGCAAATAAAAACTGGCAAAGAAAGCAAATCCTTTATTGGAATGGGAAAGAATATAAAAGAGATAGTGAAGAATATCAATTATTATTAAACAAAGCTTATAATGCTTTATATCAAAATACTGGTTTCCAAAAAGCATTAGAAGCTAGTAAACCTGCGATCTTATCTCATTCAATAGGAAGAAATAAAATATCAGAAACAGTTCTTACACAAACAGAATTTATCAGTAGATTAATGAAATTAAGAATGGGTAAGAAGTTAGAGGAGGAATAAATGATTCTTACACAAAAACAGGAGCAAGGATTAAAAGAGTGTGTTGAAAGATATAAAAACAAAGAAAAGTATTGTGTAATTTCAGGATATGCGGGCGCTGGTAAGTCAACTCTAGTCAAGGTTATTATTGAAAATTTTCCAGATATTGACCCTGAAGAAGACGTAGTTTATGCTTGCTATACAGGCAAGGCCGCTCAGGTTCTTTTAAAGAAAGGCAATAAAAATGTAATTACTCTTCATAAACTTCTTTATGAAAGTATCCCTAGACCTGATGGTACATTTGCTCGAATCCCGCGCGATGAGATTCCTTATAGCGTAGTAGTAGTAGACGAAGTTTCTATGGCTCCAAGATTCCTTATGGAATTACTTTTCAAGCATAATTGTTTCATTATTTGTCTTGGAGACCCTTTTCAGCTTCCGCCTGTAGATAAAGACCAGGATAATGGACTACTTGCCCGGCCACATGTCTTCTTAGATGAAATTATGAGACAGGCGCTAGACTCTAATATTATTCGTCTGTCTATGAAGATTAGGAACCAAGATGAAATTGAATATGGAAAAGATAGTGATGCTATTGTTATGCCATATGAGAAATTAAATAAGGGTGTTCTTAGTTGGGGTGACCAGATTCTGGTAGCTACAAATAGAGTTCGTATTAATATTAATCAGACTTTAAGAGATATGCAAGGCCGTGGACCAATGCCAGAAGAGGGTGAAAAAGTCATTTGTTTAAGAAATTATTGGGACACTCTTGCTTTTAATAATGACCCATTAGTTAATGGTACAGTTGGTTATATCTCAGACCTTTATACTACATACAATAAGATTCCATCTTACATGGGTGGTCAAACTATTGAAGTTTTAAATGCAAATTTTGTTTCTGACAGCAATGCAGATTTTGGTCCACTTAATATGGATAAACATCAAATTATAACAGGTGAAAGAAGCCTTGATGCTAAAACTATTTATAAATTAAATTCAAGGAGAACTACTCAACATCTTGTTCCATTAGAGTTTACTTATGCTTATGCTATTACTACTCATAAAGCTCAAGGTAGTGAATGGGATAAAGTAGTTGTATTAGAAGAAGGATTTCCTTTCGTTAGAGAAGAACATGCTAGATGGTTATATACTGCTGTAACTAGAGCTAGTGATAAACTAGTATTAGTGAGGTAATATTATGAAAAAGATAATTTATATTTTTTTAAAAAGAAAGAAGTAGCAAAAACCTATAGTGAAAGAATTTGATAATGGTAGATTTCATATAACAATAGCTATAGTAGATTTTTAGGAAGATAAATATGTATGGGGCCAACGCGCCCATGTAATTTATTGTGATGCAAGTTTTACAGCATCAAGAGAAGAAAGAGATTATATATAGGAAGTTATTAAGCCTCTAGCAAATTTAGGAGATAGAGAATTTTATTTAATTTAATAAAAAGGACGGGTAATAAATAATGGATAATAAAAAGTTTTTTACAATAGTTATCCCAGCTTATAATTGTTAGAAAACAATTAATAGGCTTTTAGATTCAATTGAAAACCAGGACATAAAAGATTATAAGGTTATTATTACGGATGACTCTGATGATGAGCATCCTAACTTATATAGTTATATAGAGCCTTACTGTGATAAGTTTGAAATATATTATTATAAAAGAGAAGCTCAACCTTATATAATGCACTGTCCTGGGAATACAAGACATTCAGGACTTCAAAAGGCATTACAAGAAAATACTGAATATATACTTTTTATTGATTGTGATGATAGATTTGAAGAAAATACCTTTGGTACTTTAAAGAAACTTATTGAAGAAGCAGGAAGTCCTCCTTTATATGGAAGCTGGTTTAAGGCTTTTGATATGGAGGAGAACTTCTTACATTATACTGAAAATAATTTAGGTTGGCTTCATGGGAAGTGTTTTAAGAAAGAGTTTTTGAAACAATATAATTTACAATTTAAAGTAAATATGTATAGCCATGAAGATACTTATTTTAATTGTTTGATAAATGCTTGTTTAATAATTAATAATTTACAAGATGCTTGCGCTCCCCAAGAATTTACTTTTTATAGATGGTATGAACGAGCTGACTCTTGTTCACATGATGAATATGTAAAAACTGGTACATTATATTTAGAAAAACATTATGATGATTATTGTTCATCTTGTTTAGATAGTGTATTAGATTATACAGAAGCTAATGCCTCAACTTTAACTCCAGTTCAAATAGACCAATTATTTATTCGTTGCTGTCATAATTTTTCTTTAGCATATCTATATTTTCAAGGATTCTTAGCCAATGGAAAACCTTATCTTTATGGCAAAGCTAATTATGAATCTTATAAAAAAAGGTTAGCTAAATTATTAGAAATGTTTAATGCGACAAAAGAAGATGTTATAAAAATTGTTTATACTGATCCAAATTTTTATGATGTAAATAGGACAGCTTCGTTTGATGCAGTAGGTAAATATGTAGAGCAAGAGAGCTTTAAAGATTTTATTAATGGAATTAACTTTTATAAATAATTTGACATAATAAAAATTATATGTTATAATAAAATATAACATACAAAAGGACGGTAATAAATGATGCAACGTTTCTCACCTCATAACCATACGGAAATGTCAAATTTTCGTTTATTAGATTGTATAAATAAATTACCTGACCTTGTAAAAAGAGGAAAGGAAATAGGATTGGCTGGGTTAGCTGTTACGGACCACGAAACAATAGCCCAGTCTATTCGTATTTGTAAATTACAAAAAGAAAATCCAGATTTTAAAATTGCAATAGGCAATGAAATATATTTAACAGATACTCGTGATAAAAATATAAAATATTATCACTTTATCTTAATTGCAAAAGATGCAATAGGACATAAACAATTACGTCAATTATCTTCAATAGCATGGATGAATTCATATTGGGATCGCAATATGGAGAGAGTTCCAACTTTAAAATCAGAACTTGCGGCCGTTGTTAAGAAAAATCCAGGACATTTGATAGCAACCTCCGCATGTTTAGGTGGAGAACTTTCTAGCTGTATTGTAGAAATGGAGCGCGCAAGAAAGATGGAAGATATGAATACCATGATAAAGAAAGATCAACAAATAAAGGACTTCATGGCTTTTTGTGATGATTTATTTGGTGATGATTTTTATGTAGAAGTAGCTCCTGGTGCATCTAAAGATCAAATTATTGCAAATAACAAATTAGCCCAAATTGCACATATCTTTAATAAGAAACTTGTAATAGGAGACGACGCCCATTACTTAAAGAAAGAAGATAGATATATTCATAAGGCTTACCTTAATTCAAAAGGTGGAGAAAGAGAAACAGATGCGTTTTATGAATATGCGTATCTTCAATCTGACGAAGATATAAAAAGAAACTTTGAACCATCTATTGGTATATTAATTGAAGAAATGTATGCTAATAGTATGGAAATGTTTGATAAAATTAAAATATATGATTTACTTCATAATCAAACTATCCCTAGTGTACCAGTATATGAATATCCAAGAAGAAAAAATGATTTTAATTTTAAATACAAAGAATTAAATAAACTTTCAAATTCAGAAGATATTTATGACAGATATTGGGTTAATGAATGTATAAATAAATTATGTTCAACAGAACATAAAACTGAAGATGCATATTGGGATGAACTTGAAGAAGAAGCAAGAGTAAAAAGAATAATAGGAGAAAAACTTGGAACTAATATGTTTAAATATCCCATTACTCTTAAATACTATATTGATATGATGTGGGAATGCGGGAGCTTGGTTGGAGCAGGGAGAGGCTCTAGCTGTGCCGCATTAAATCATTATCTTCTTGGTATTACTCAACTTGACCCAATTGAATGGAATCTTCCGTTCTTCCGTTATATGAATGATGAACGTGTAGAATTAGGTGATATTGATATTGATATATGTCCTTCTAAAAAAGGAACAATAGTAAGAGAGATAAAGAAAGAGCGCGGCAGTCGGTTCAATCCTGATATAGACGAGCTTTCCCGGAAGAACTTAGGCTGTACATTAATAGCTACATATGGTACAGAACAAACTAAGTCCGCCATACTTACAGCCTGCCGCGGTTATAGAAGTGAAGATTTCCCAGATGGGATTGACAATGATGAAGCTCAGTATATAGCTTCATTAATTCCATCTGAAAGAGGTTTCTTATGGCCTCTTGAAGATGTTATATATGGAAATAAAGATAAGGACAGGGAGGCAATTCCTACCTTTATAAATGAAGTTAAATTATATCCCGGATTATTAGATATTATATTTGGAATTGTAGGACTTGTAAATAAGCGCAGTAGTCATGCTAGTGGAGTTATTCTTTTTGATGAAGACCCTTATGAGTTTGGTTGTTTTATGAAGACTCCAAAGGGAGAAATTATAACTCAATATGATTTACATGATTGTGAAGCGGCTGGTCTTACTAAATATGATTTCCTTGTAACTGAAGTTCAGGACAAGTTAGCACAAACAATAAGATTTTTACAAGAAGATGGACTTATTGAAAATGATGGAGTGAATCTTCGTTCTGTTTATGATAAGTATTTTCATCCGAATGTATTGCCGATTGATGATAAAAAGGTATGGGATGCAATTCAAAATGGAACTATTATTAATGTGTTCCAGTTTGATAGTGAAGTAGGTTCTCAGGCTGCAAAGAAAATAAAGCCAACTACAATTCTTGAAATGACTGACGCAAACGGTCTTATGAGATTGATGACCGCAGAAAAAGGTGCTGAAACACCTATGGAAAAATATATTCGTTTCAAGAACAATCTTGATTTATGGTATAGAGAGATGAAAGATTTTGGATTGACTTCTCAAGAAATTGAATCTCTTGAACCATATTTTAAATCATCTTATGGAGTACCGCCTTCACAGGAACAATTAATGTTGATGTTGATGGATAAAAACATTTGTAATTTTACCCTTGCGGAAGCAAATGCCGCACGTAAGATTGTTGGTAAAAAACAAATGAGTAAAATCCCAGAATTACATCAAAAAGTTTTAGATAAAGCATCTTCAGAAAGATTGGGAAAATATGTATGGGAAAATGGAATCGGTCCACAGATGGGATATTCATTTTCTGTTATTCATGCTTTAGCATATAGTTTTATTGGTTTTCAAACTGCTTATATTGCAACTCGATGGAATCCTATTTATTGGGATACCGCTTGTCTTGTTGTTAATAGTGGCAGTCTTGAAGAAGAAGATGATAATGAATATGATGAGGACGATCAGCCTGTAAAAAAGAAAGAACAATCTACTGATTATGGTAAGATCGCAAAGGCTATCGGAGAAATTATAAATGATGGTATTCAAATATCTTTAATAGATATTAACAAATCTGATTATGGTTTTAAACCTGATGTAAAAAATAATCAGATTCTTTTTGGAATGAAAGCTTTAAATGGAGTAGGTGCTCCTATTATTGAACAAATAAAAACCCATCGTCCATATGTATCTTTTAAAGACTTCCTTAATAGATGCCCACTCAATAAGACAGCAATGATTAGTTTAATTAAAGGTGGAGCATTTGATAATCTTGAAACGGATACAAAAGGAATAGAGCCAAGAATCTTTATAATGGCATATTATTTATCATTAACTTCTGAACCAAAGAAAAGATTAAATTTACAGAATTTTAATGGATTAATTAATCTAGATTTAATTCCTCAAGAACTTTCTCTTCAAAAAAGAGTGTTCAATTTTAATAAATATTTGAAAACATATAAATGGAAAGATGGAGATAAGAATTATTATTATATCCCCCATGAGTATGGAATCCATTTTATTTTAGATAATTTTGATGAAAGATTAATTGATAAAGTAGTAAACGGTATTCCTTTTATTGAACAGGATAAATGGGATTGTGAATATCAAAAATCAATGGATGTAGCAAGAGAATGGTTGAAAGAAAACCAAGAAACTATCTTAAGTCAAGTAAATCAAAAATTATTTGAAGCAGAATGGAATAAATATGCAACTGGTAATATTTCATCTTGGGAAATGTCTTCATTATGTTTTTATTATCATGAGCATGAATTATCGAATATAAATAGAACTAAATATGGAATAGTCAGTTTCGATAATCTTTCTTCGATTCCTCGTGTTGATACTTTCTTCAAGAGGAATGGAAAACAGATTCCTCTTTATAAAATATATAGAATTGCGGGAACGGTTATTGGAAAAAATGACACGCGGCATTCGGTTACACTGCTCACTACTTCTGGAGTAGTAAATGTTAAGTTCACTAGAGATTATTATGCAATGTTTAATAGGCAGATTAGTGAAGTTAATGATAAAGGGGAAAAGAAAGTTAAAGAAAAAGGCTGGTTTACTAGAGGAGTAAAGTTGTTAGTTGCAGGATATAGACGAGACGATACCTTTGTAGCTAAGAAATATAAGTCAACTGGAGGTCATCAGCTGTATAAGATATTAGATGTTGATAAAGATGGAAATATATCTTTAACAGCAACTCGTTATGGAATGGAGGAAAATTAATGAGTAATTAGAAATATAAATTAATAGCAATCTTTGGATAGTCTGGAAGTGGCAAAGATTTCGTTTTAAAAGAACTTATTCAAACTAGCTTTGGACAGGAAAACCTGTCCAGAGTTGTTTCATACACTACGCGGCCAATGCGTAAAGGAGAATAGCCTGGAGTCAACTACCACTTCTTACCAACCGCCGCAGAGTTCTTTGCGAAAGAGTTAATAGAACATTCAGAGTTCAATAACTGGTTCTATGGAAGTGCTATTGATACTTTAAAGAAAGATAAAATTAATATAGGTGTATATGATATTCGACGTATTCAACAAATTATAAAAAATGAAAATATTGAATGTTATCCAATTTATATTAAAGCATCTTAGAAAAATAGATTAATAAGACAATTAGAAAGAGAAGAGTCCCCTGATTGTGATGAAATAGTTAGAAGATATATTGCAGATAAGAAAGATTTCATTCCAGTTACTTTTAATACGACAGGTTTTGATTTTGTTACTTTTGAAAATAATGATAATAAATTTACAATATTAAATTCTGTTATTTCTTATATTAAGCGTTTAATATTAGGTAATAAGGACACTATCGTTCAATAATGTTTCTATGATTCTAATATTAATTATAAAATTAAAAAAGGAGAAAAATTTTATGAACTAGATTATTTTTTATACAACTCATTGTCCTAAATGTCAAGTTTTAAAAGCAAAACTTGATAGTCTTAATATTAATTATCTTATTTAGGAAGATATTAATGTTATGGAAAACATAGGAATGACAACAGCTCCTATGTTGCAAGTAGGGAATAATTTATTAACATTTTCTTAGGCTGTAAAATGGTTAAAGGAGTATGAAAAGAATGAACATTAATATTAGACTAGGTAAGAATTTTGTTACTCAATATAATAAATTACAGGGTTAGTTTGGAACAGACATAGCTAGAATTAATGGATTTGATGATGGCCAATTAAGTTATACTGATTTTATTGATAATTTTATTGATGAAAAAACAGTAGCAGATGCTTCAATAGATGGTAATAGTAATGTAACTAAAAAAGACATAGTTACATTACTATCTGAAATGCCAAAGCCCCATAGAAAGTTATTAGCATTTAATAAAATTTATTATGAAATTCAAAAGAAGTACGGATTTAAAGCTGCTAATACTTGGTTAAGAATGGAATGGATGGGACAGCTCTATATGCACGATGGAGATACATCGACATTCAAACATTATTGTTTTGCATATGATTTAAAAGATTTAGCTGAAAAAGGTTTATATTTTATTGGAGGAACTTTCAATCCTGAACCTCCTCAGCACTTAGAAACTTTTATAGACTTTGTTAAAGAATTTATTGGATATGCAAGCAATAGAAGTTCTGGAGCAGTAGGTCTTCCTAATCTAATTCCTTATATGTTTTATTTTTGGAAGAAAGATAAAGAAGAAGATTACTTTGGAATTTTTTCAAGTGGTTTTGAAGAAGCCTATGCAAAACAACAAATTCAACGCTTTATTTATGCTGTAAATCAACCTTATACAAGAGATGGTCAGCAATCAGCATTTACCAATACTTCCGTATTTGATAGACCTTATTTCGAAGCTTTATTTGGAGGTTCTGTTTTTCCAGATGGAACTTTTATGATAGATTATGAAGAAGAGATTATTAAATTCCAAGTTTGGTATATGGAAGTAATGGCTAAAATTAGACATAAAAATATGTTTACTTTCCCTGTTAGTACAATTTCTCTTTTACGTAAAGATGGAAAGTTCGTAGATGAAGAATTTGCAAGATGGGCAATCGAACATAATAGACAATGGAGTGATAGCAATATCTTTGTAGATAAAGATGTTAATAGTTTAAGTAATTGTTGTAGATTAAAAAGTGATATACGAGATTTAGGTTATTTCAATTCAATCGGGGGAACCGCTCTTAAGGTAGGAAGCATCAAAGTTTCTACGATTAATTTAGCAAGAATAGCATTAGATACAAATAGCGAATCTGAATATATAGACGCTCTTAAGTCCAGGTTAGAAACCAATTTACAGGCTTTAGATGTTGTGCGACATATTATCAAGAGAAACGTGGATAAACAATTATTACCTAATTTTACATATGGACTTGTAGACTTCGAACATCTCTACAATACTATAGGTTTTATAGGAATATATGAAACTATGAAGAAATTTGGATACACAAGAGTAGATGAATTTGGAAATACTTTCTATACAGATGATGCAATTCGTTTTGGAAATGAGATTTTTAAAGTGATGCGGGAGGTCGCTGATAACTTCATTAAGACCCAGGGCTGTGACTACATGATCAATACAGAGCAAATCCCTGGTGAATCAGCTGCCGCAAAACTTATGAAGAAAGATAAATTCTTTTATCCTGATGCAAACATCTATGACCTGCCGCTATATGGTAATCAATTCATGCCTCTTGGTATAAAGACAACTCTTCAAGAAAGAGTCAGAGTACAAGCTATCTTTGATAGCTATTGTAATGGTGGTTCTATTCTTCATGCTAATATTGATGCACCTTTTGATAGTTTTGATAAAGCATGGAAAATGGTTAATTATATTGCAGATCAGGGTGTAACTTATTTTGCTTTTAATACAAAGATTCAAGTATGTAAACATAATCATGCTTTCTATGGAACTACTTGCCCAGTATGTGGAGAGCCTATCCATACTGAATATACTAGAGTGGTTGGATTCTATACTCCTATTAAAACTTGGAGTAGAGAAAGAAAGAATGAATATAGCATGAGAAGATGGGAAGCGATAAATGCAACAAGTGAGACTTTATAAACTAGAGAGGGGAGATATATTTACGATAGTAGGGAAACATTCTCCTCCCGAAAAATGTAAATTATTAAAAAGTTATAAAAAAATAAAATGGAATAAGCCAAAAACATGGTTTATGAAATATTATACGTATATTTTTTTAGGAGATTAAATAATGCTTGTAAAAGGAATTATTGATGAAGATTTTGTTAATTATAAGAAACCTGCTATGGTGATTGAATTTCCTTGTTGTGATTTTAAATGTGATAAAGAATGTGGGAAGGCTATTTGTCAAAATAGTTCTCTCGTTAGTGAACCTGATATTGAAATAAATGCTCATGAAATAATATATAGATTTTTTAAAAATGATATTTCTGAAGTAATCGTTTTTCAAGGGCTAGAACCCCTTGATAGTTTTTCAGATGTACTTAAATTATTAGCTATACTTCGTCTTCCAGCTTTTGCTGTTTTCCAAATAGAGATTATTATTTATACTGGATATACAAAAGAGGAATTGCAAAATAAAATATATAAAGATGGGAAAACTTATTTAGAAAAACTTCAGAAATATCCAAATATCATTATCAAATATGGTCGTTATATTCCAGGTCAAAAACCACATTATGATGAAGTATTAGGTGTAAACCTTGCATCTGATAATCAATACGCGGAAAGGTTAAAAAATGAAATTTAGAGTTAATAATGATAAAAAATTAGTTGAAGAAATTCGACAAAAGTTAAAATAGAATGATGGATACTGTCCTTGTCAAGTTACTAGACATCCAGATGCAAAATGTGTTTGTACGGATTTTCTTGAACAAGGACTTGGAGAGTGTCATTGTGGATTATATATAAAAACAGAGGTATAATAAGTGGAAACAAAAAGCACAATATCATTAGGGTCATTATATGATGCTAATAAACAATTAATGTCTAATACAGATGTATTTAAGCCTATGAATCATCTATAGATTGCTGGAGCGCAATCCAAATTAGAAGATTTTTTTAATATGAAATGTGATTCATATGCTATGTTATATAATAAAGAAAGAAGTGATATTACTCTTTTTCATATGTACGAAAAACAAAATCCTAACCCTCCCGCTTTAGCAGCAGGAGAGTGTATTGGATGTTGTACTAATCGAGGAGAGTTGTTATCAATAGAAGAACAACCCGATGGAAATTTTGAAATTTGGATAAGGATAGAGGGAGAACCTTTTGCTTATTATTTATTTCCATATGATAATGCAGTAATTGAGGTGTAATATGAGAGCAGTATGTAGAATACATTTTGGAGACTTAAATCAAACTATACATATTCTTAATGAAGAAAATGATATAGTAAATACTTATAAAGTAAGAACATCTGATTTATCAAAATTTTTTAGTAAACAAAAGATAGAAGAAGCTGAATTAATGGGGCCTTTATCTTTTTGTAAAAAAATAGGAAATCTTGCTAATGAACAAAGAAAAACTATGTATGAAGATTTAGAACCTATAAAATTTATTTATACAAGAGAAGGAGAAAAAGAATGAGTGTTTATTTAATTAAAACAACAGAACAATACAGATGTGATAGTGAGGCGGAAGCTACTCAATTAATTAATGAAGCCAAAGAAAGTGGTCAATATACAGTAGCTAAGACTACTTGTGAAGTTAAAACTAAAAAGGAAAAAGGCGAGATTGCTGACGAATGGATGAGAGTAACCATTACTAAAGAGTTTAATACAGAAAAAGACCCTCTGGAACATATTACAATTTTATATGAAGGAGAATAATTATGGTTACAGAATTACGTGAAATGTTTAATATTCCTAGATAGTTTAAAATTCAAATTAAGAAATTAAATTAGAAAGCAATTCTTCCAAAACAAGGAAGCGAAGGCGCGGCCGGTTATGACCTATATGCATGTCTAGATTAGACCGTAACTATTAATCCGCATGAAACAGTTCTTATTCCTACTGGAATTGCAATGGCAATTCCTAATAATTGTTGGGGAGGAATATACGCAAGAAGTGGAAAGTCTATAAAAGAAGGTATTCGTCCTGGAAATTGTACTGGGGTTGTTGATTCTGATTATAGAGGAGAAATACTGGTAGCAGCGCATAATGATTCTTATCATATTCGTAAAGTTGAGCCAGGAGAAAGAATAGCACAATTTATCTTACATGAAAGATTTTTATGTAACTGGGAAGAAGTAGAAGAATTAGATGTAACAGAACGTAATGATGGACGTTTAGGTTCCACTGGAAAATAAAACAAAGGGCAACGAGTAAAATCTCGTTGCCCTTATTTTTTTACCTAGATTTGACTTTCAAAATTTTTTATGCTATACTTAACTTAAATATATAAGAGAGGTATAAAAAAATGAAAGTTTTAGCAATTGATGCCAGTAGCACAAGCACTGGTATAGCAATTTTTTAGGATTTAAAATTAATACATTATGAAAATATAACATGTCCACAATATGGCCCTTTTAAAAGAATTTTAATTATGCGAGATGCTATTCTTAAAATATTCAAATAGTATCACCCTACTAATGTTATCATATAGGATGTCTTACCAGAAGATGTAAGACATAATCAACAAACGTATACTACTTTAAAATATTTACAAGCTGCTATCGTTTTAAGTCTATACGAACATTTTAGTTTTTAGAACGTATAGTTTTGTACTGCTAGTCATTGGCGGAGTGTGTGTGGTATTAAAACCGGACCTGGCCGCCGCAGAGACTATTTAAAGAAGGAAAGCATGAGGCTTGTTAAATAGTAGTATGGATTAGATGTCAATGATGATATTAGTGATGCTATCTGTATAGGGTTAGCTTATGTTCAAGAACATGCAAGTGCTTTTTAAATAATATTACCAAATATTACCACCAGTTATATCTCGAATAGGAGTAGTATTGGCACCTACTATTTCATAAACAGTATAATTATTTTTTGTAACATCACTAGTTCTTGTAATAGAAATTAAATAACATTGATTTGCCCAGATACAAAAATACCTTATATTTTGACCGCCTTCTGCAACTTTACAAATTCCCCATGCTTTAGTAGGATGATCTTCAGATACTCCTTTTACCATCCTATTTAAAAAGCGTCCTGCTAACTATAAAAAATACATAGGTTTAGGAGCATTTGCTACTCTATCCATAAAAGCAAATAAATTACTTCTTGTATCTATAGTTATTAATTCTGGAACATTTAAAGCAAAAAGATTATAAGTAGATGTAATATTCCCTGGATAATCATAAGCATCTACTGCTGATACTGGAGTTATTGTAATAGGAGTGCCGCTTCCACTAATTTGGAATCCATATCCTCCTGGCACTGAACGAAATAAAGTTCTACTATTTTGAGAAGGAACTATATTCATTACATTCGTTCCATCGCTTATTCGTAATCCATTATTTCCACTAGGGATTGTCATAATTCCTGTATTATCTAAAGTAAAAACAGGAGTTGTTCCCGCACTATTCGTATTATTCTTTTCTATTGTTAAAGTCCCGTTTATTTTTAATTGATCTGAAACTATTGTTGAACTTAACCCCGTTTCAGAAGGAGACACTTGAAATACTACATTTGAACTACTATCTGTATATTTATCAACATATAGACCTTGTTTAAAATGAGGAGCAATTAAAGAAATTTCTCCTTCTGACTCTTCTGAAATTTTATCTAAACGCTATGCTATACTACCTTTTATTGATGCATTTAAATCACCTAATACATCATTTAAAATAGTGCCATCCGGCAAAGTAATATTCTAAGTAGAAGCTCCAACTGGAATTGTTCCATTGGAGTTTTTTATCTATATAAACCTTTTATTCATTCTTTTTATTTCTCCTTTTGTCTCAAAAATTAATATATTCTTTTCTTTCAGATATTAATATATTAAAAAAGAAAAGAATATATTAATTTTAATTGACCTTTTTAAGTTTTATTTTTATAAAGATCATTAATAGCTAATTCAACATCTTCTACACCACCAACTTTTAAGTTATTAGTTGCAGTAATATATTCTGAAGTAATGTGCTTTGCATAAATATTTCCACTAAAAGTAATATCTGCTCTTAATGTTTCAGTAATAATTTCCTTTGCTAAACCTTTAATCCACTATTGTAAGTTTTTATCTGTACCTTCAATTTGTATTTGAGAAGCTTTAAAAACAGTAGAATTTCCTGTATTAGATAGTCCCTTTCCAAACCAACCTCCTGAACCTGAAGCGGTACAAGCTCCTGTCATATTAGAACTTCCTGAAATTGTTCCAGTTATTTTAGTTCCATGTATTGTAACACCTTGAAAATATGCAGTTCCATCAGGTTGTATATACCAAGTTTTTCCATTTGATGAGGCAATTCCATTATTAGAAAGTTTACATCCTCCAATTTCCCCTTCTAAAGCATAAATAATACCTTGATCATTTACGTGAAAATTAGTTCCTAATCTAATTCCATCTGCACCAACATAAACACTTTTTTTACTATCTTTTATATTATCGTATTCAACTTTTTTATTATCTTCATTCTTTAATTTAATACCTTCAGAATAAAGACCTCCTTCTCCTATACTCCAATTTCCTATCTTACCATAAACTGAATATAAAAATCCCTAATTAGTTACAGAAAAAACATTATTTTCTCCAGCTTTGTCTTTTACAAAAATCGCCATGGCACCAGACTGTTTAGCAGGTCTAAGACCTACTCTATTTACACTCCCATCTTTATAGGTCAAACCGTCTGAATCAACTTCCCAGCCTCCAATATTTCCGGATACTGATTTTAAATATCCATTTTTATTTACACTAAAAACTGTTCCACCTTCGTTATTTTTTGCCCATAAATATAAATCTCCAACAGCTCTCATACCTATCTTTTCATTTATTTTAGGAATTTCTACTTCACCTTGTTCGTTTATTTTAGAAGATTGATTATAAATTAAATCATTATCACGGATAGTCCATCCTCCTATTTGACCTTTTTTAGAAAAAAGATAACCATCTTGTTTAACATAAAAATTTAAATCTAATTTATCTTGCTCTTTATCATCTTTTTTTACTTCTCCTGCCCAAAAACACATTGTATCATCGGATAATTTCGGGTCCATTAAATCCTCTAAATAAACTCCCGCAGACATTCCAACCTGTCTATTATTTTTTTGAGTAAATATTTTATCGTCTTCAATAGTCCAATTTGCAATTTTACCGCCAGTAGCATACATATAACCATTTGGTTCAACATAAAATTTACCTGAACCAAAACGAATATGAGGATCACCAGAAAATTGAATCTACATACCACTGCCATTTTTATTATTAAATGCAGTTTCATCATAATCATTAGATACAATAGTGGCCTTATCTTTATCAACATCTATTTTTATTTGACCAGACCCTGCTTTACCAAAAATAGCATTACCAGTACCCGCATCTAAAAAGATACTGCGGACGCCGTCTCCATACGCAAATAACCCAGTCTCTGTTTTAGTTGTACCAGGGCTCCCATTTTCATCAGGGGTTTCCGCAACTCCTAATACAACTCCAGTAAAAGTATTTTTATTAGTATCCTTTCTACCAGCTCCTACTTGAGGTGTTAAAATATATCCACCTGTTTCATTAATTTCAATACTAGTTCCATTCCAATCATTTAAAGCCCTATTCTAATATTTATTTAACATGAAATGAATTGGAATATGAATTTCTGCAAAAGGTTCATCATTTTTTGTAATCTTTAAATAAACTGCATTATTAACTTGATTTCCTTTTGTAAAAATACCATTTGGAATAACTTTGCAAGAAGGTTTATCATTATCTCCTACTATTGTTAATAACTTTGTTTCAGTAGGAAAAACTTGCCACTAATATTTAAAGTTTTCAGATTCATATGTTGTAACAGGCTAAGTTTCTATTACAATATCATCTGTAGAGCCTTCCCATTGAATCTTTTTCTAAATCTATACTTCAAAAGGTAGTCTATTATCATAACTAGGTTTAGTTCCATCACTTCTATATGTTACGTACCTAAAACCTGAATCAGGTTTTAAATTAACAATATAATTTTTATTATATTCCTATATGATGATAATAGGTAAATCTGCATAATATTTATATCCTTCCCCGCTTGTATATTCCGCCTCTATTATATTCATTAAATTTTGGTTATCTAAAGGAACCTTAAGAGTTCTATTCCCAATCTCTTCTTTTAAATCAATAATATGAGAAGGAGTATCTTCACCAGAAAAACTATGAACAGAAGAAGTATTAAGATTATCTTTTAATGTATGATAACGTACATTCTCCGTAATACTATCTACTTTCGTTCCGTTGTACCATAACTATGGTTCAATTTCAAAACTAGGAGCATTTTCATTTATCTAATATTTATTTTTTATTTTAACTATTCCATCAGGGTTATCTTTTACTTTTAATTTAAAATGGTATTTTGTTCCATTAGTACCATTCTAACCTTCTTTAGTAAAAACAAAATTTGTATGAGCTTCGAAAATTTGCTATTTATAATGTAAAACAAGATATATCGTATTATTTGTTAAAGAAGAATTATAATTATTTTTAACATCTATTTTTAAAGTGTTTCCTTCTATATACTATATATTGCCCATTTCTAACATAGTATTTTCTAAAGGTATCTGCCATGTTCCTGTTACTCCATTTAAATCTTTTTCCTATATAGCTTTGCCGTTATACCATAAAGTAAAAGATAAATCTTGGATTTTATAAGGTTCATCAATAGCAGCGCAATGCAAAGACGTTCCATCCTCATCATATAAAAACACTTGATCTCCATTATTAATAATTAATGTATATCCTTCTTGCGGAGTTTGAGAATTTTTAATATCAAGAACCGCAGTTCCTACAAAACGCTATATTATATCTTTATTACCGTACTAGTCTTCTATCTCTTCTTCCTTATAACAAGAACATCTAAAAGTACTTTTAAAAGTTATTTGATGTAAATCAATATTATAAAGAATATTTTTTTCAACCCTTTGACCTTCTTCGTAAGTCTCTATTATTTTTTGATATTCATTATAAAACCACTCATAAGTTTTCTGTGTTTCCTAAGGGAAAGTAAAGTCTTTATAATAAGGCTCTTCTTTATTTACAAGACTTTTCCAGTAATGCTATTGTATTTCTCCTCCCTATAAAGTTGAAGGAGGAGTTCCGATTTTATTCTAAATTTCTTCTTTATTATTTTTAATGTCATTATACTTTTTAGCTGCCTAAAAATCCTATTCCAAATAAGTAGTTATATTTTGATTATTAGTTACTTGCCATCTAAAATTATATTGTGAAGGATCCTATTCTTTATCATTTGCAAAAATTCTACATATTAAATTAGGTCGACCTACAGAATAGCTAAAATTAGTAATTCCAGTAGAAGATTCTAAAGTAACTGCATAATTAACATTAGTATTAATTATAACAAATTCTTTATTATAATTTTTCCCATCGTATATAATAACACATTTAAAACGAGTTTCTCTTGCATACTTAACTTCATTATATGGAATATTTATTGCTATTGTAGAATTATACTCATATGAATTAGCACTTTCTTCTATCAAAAGAAGAGGATTTATACATCTCCAGCCTAGACCCCCTTGTCTTAAAAAGCCTAAACTATTAGAAGTTATTTTTAAATCTTGTATAAACCAATATACTTTAGCATTTTGTTTTTCTAGATCTACATCTTTCATTTTTACGCGGAGTCCGGCTTCAATTCGTCTTGTTGTTTCTTCATCAGAATTAGGCCCAAAAGTATATCCCTGCTTAGCTTTTAATATAACTCCAACTGTAGTTCTTTCATTTTCTGTTAATCTATAACTTCCGTTAATAGATAATCCTATTATAAATATATCTGCGCTTGGTTCATTTTCGAGATTCTAATTCTAAGAATGAGGAAAGCCCTAAACATAATAAGTAATTTTTTTAATATTAACAAAATTTGTACTATCTATCCAATGAGCAACTTCTTGATATAATGCAGTGGTATATTCCTATGGATTTCCATCAAAATTATTACTATCAAAATAAAAGTTTTGCTATTCTGGTTCTCCTGTCGCGCTATTTTTTATGACTGCTGTAACTTTAATTCCATAACGTCCATTCCCATGTTTTTGTTCATATGGAAGATTAGTTTGAATCGTAGCCCCTATTTTTAAATAATTAGAATTTTTTATTATACTATCAATATTTTCAGAAAGGAGCCCATTATCTTCTGGGTTTTCCTATGAATATATTATATACTCTCCAGGTTTATAAGAACATATTTCTATAACATTTCTTTTTTGTAAAAGATTTTCTCCTATATCATAATATTCTTCCCCTGCATAATCTTCAATATAATCTGTAGCAATTCTATCTGTTGTACTTAAAATAATTTTATATTGAGAAAAATCTCCATTTGGTACATATACATATACTTTAGCACCATTCTTATATTTTGTATTAGGGTCTCCATAAACAATAATCCTACTATCTTGATATTGTACTATATATTCTCCTATGGAAGCATCTCTACATTCTGTTATAAATCCTTGTATCGTAGAAGATATTTCCGCTTGGTCAATTTTTTTATCAGCAATGATTTCCATAGCTTTAGCAAAAGCATTAGAATATTCATTTTGATTACGAATCATATAATAATCCCTCCTTTTTGTATAAGGGGGAAGAAACCTTCCCCCTTATTATTTTATACTTTATTTGCATATTGAGCTACTCTTAAAGGTAAAGTTTCAATAGCAGAAATAATATCTGAGACTTGAGTTGCATTAGGAAAATCTGCATCAATATGTATATTTTGAGTTGCAACAACAGCATCTTTCAGTTCATCTTGTCTTACCAACGTAGCTTTAAAGAAAAGCTCATTTGATTCATAGATTTTATTAAGAAGACTATTTATTCCTAATATCTATTTATCAAAATTATTCATTAAATTAGAAACATCTCTATCTGAAATAGAATATTTTTGTAAAAAATTATTATTTACAGGAGTCCCAGTAGACTATTTTGTTTTATTCTAAATAGACTGCCCCCCTGTTAAATATTCTTTTTCATTAATTCCAGAACTTCCATACATTGAAGCGGCACCCACCCCATTCCATGGTTGAGTATAGGGCACATAATCCTAACCAAGGTCCGCAGTAGAATTTTTACCACTTGCTGTTGAATTATATTCTTGTTCAGCTTTTTTAGTTGCAGTATTTTCTTTTTTCAAAGTAGAACCTATTGTTTCCGCATTTATAGAATTTATTTTATTATGGGCATCTTGTGCTAATTTTCCTAAATCTGCATACAAATTATTTAATTCGTTTACTTTCAAAATAGTTGCAGTAACGGCTCTAATCTGATCCTCAAAAGTTTTTATTAATTCTTTATTATTTTCCGTTAATTCTTTTGCTTGATTAGCAATCTCAGATTCTCCTTTTGTAATATCTTCAAAATTAACTTTTGCGTTTTCCTGAAGCGCAACCTTACCTTCTTCATATTTTTTCCAAGCTGCTTCTAAAGGTGCTACTAAAGCTTCAAAGAAAGTTGAAAATCCTCCAGCACCTTTGATATTCTAAACCATTGCCGCAGTCATACTATCCGCCTGAGGAATGAACTCTTTAAATAAAGCGTCTCTTTGCTATTGAGACATAGCATTAAGCTGTTCTTCGCTATATCCTCTTAATCTAGCGAACTATTTAAAACCAGATTCCATTAAATTATTTCTTATAGTAGCATTTTCAGCAACTAAATCATTAACTTTCTATCCATAATATTTATATAATTCATATGTTTTCTTTTGTTTTTCTTCAATACTTGTAGTCTAATCTGACCATATATCTTCTAATTTTTGTTGAATATTTTCCGCAGATTTCTATATTTCATTTAAATTATTAACATAAGCAGCCTTATCACTATTATATAAACTATTCTTTGCATCTGCTAATTCTTGTTCTGCTTTACTAATAGATTCTGTGTCTGCTGTATATTGATAAGTATAATTACCCTGAGAATCTCTTCTTAATCTTAATCTATTTTTATTAGAACGAGACTGCTCTAATGCTAAACGTTTAATTTCAATTTGAAGTAAAGCATTTGCTCTATCAACATCATATTGAGTTAATTTTTCTTTATCTTTTAAATAAGCTAATTGCTGTTGCATTAAATCATTTAAAGATTGTTGAGCTGCAATATCCCCATCATTATCCTTAATAGCATCTTCATAGGCATTTTGAAGTTTCTACATTTCATAAGCTGCATTAATTTTATCTAAATAAGTATCTGCTTTTTCATTCAACATATCCCATTCTTCGGCAACGTCGTCGAAAGTAGAACCTCCTGTTAAGCCACGCTCAAAATCTCGTAAAACAATATGAATCATATTTTTATATTTACCTATAAGGTTTTCAAGAGAATCTTCTACTGCTTTATTTAATTCATTAACGCTATCCATCCAATGCTTTTTATATTCTTCAAATCTATCTCTAGCATCTTTATAAGCAATAGAATCCACTCCTTCGGTTTCTGCAAGCTACTTCATTCGAGTTTTTTCTTCATCCATACGTCTATAATAAAATTCTTTCTAATAATTTAAAAACTCTAAAGTTTTATTATTATTTTCTTCAATTCTATCATAATAAGTTGCCATTTGCTCATATGCATCATCACCATATAGCATTGAAATAATTTTCATATTATGGTCAAATATATCCCCAATAAATTGATATTCTTTTAATTGTTCATCAAAAGCATCTTGAGCAGCATCGATGGCATCATAGATTGAATTTTTTATATCTTTAATAAGCTAATTCCAATCTCCCATCTAACCTTCAAAATCAGATAAAACTTTTGTTATCTCTTCAATCCATGCTTGGCGGTCTACAAGACTCACAGGTTTCCCATTAGAATTTTCATAAGTAGTAGAAAATATATTAGCATCTTTAAGTAAGTTACTCAATTTTTCTCTATATCTTTGAAGAGAACCTGTTTGTTCATCATTATAATAAGTAGATAAATCTAAAAATCTATATCTATTTTGACCAATAATATCGTCATCTCTTACTTGATCAAGAACATCACGTCTAAATTCATTCCAATCACGTTTGGCTTTAGCTAAATCTAAAGTTACTTCAATTTTTAATTCAAACTATTTTACTTTATTATCTATTTGGGCTTGAGCATTGTCAATTCGATTTTGAATATCTTTAGCCTTTTCTTGTTGCACAGCATCATAACGAGCTAAGTCTTTAAGAGCATTATCCATTTCCTATTTAGCAGTATTTAAAAACTCTTTATTCTACTCTTGCCAAGTCGCTGTTGCTGAATTCCATTTTGTTACAGCTTTATTATAAGTATCTATAATATTATTAAAAGTATCTTTGTAATTATTTAAGGTTCTATCTTTATCAAAAGTAGCTCCATATTTTTTTAAATGACTTGCTAATTCATCCTGTTCTTCTGTTTGAATTCTAATTCGTTCATTAATAACTTTATTTTGTTCTTTTAATAACTATAACTGTTTATGTAAATTGTCTATGCGTTTTTTCCCATCTAATCTATTTGCTTCTTTTTGAAGCTTGGTCATTTGATTATTGAGTTTATTCGCCTTTACAGTATTATCTCGATAACGGTCTGCGGTATTTGTAGCAGATTTAGCTTTGTTAGGAGCTTTAGCTTTAGGAGAACTTCCTTTTCCCCCTTTATTACCTTTTTTCCCACTTCCACCTTTATTTCCAGCAGAAGCATTTCGATATTTAAATCCACCACCAGAAGATTTTTTAGCAGATGTAATTTTTAAAGAAAATGCTTTATTTTCTTTGGTATCTTCCATTGTATTATCAATTGGTTTATACCAAACTCCACTTACTGATCCTGCCCCTTCTTCAAATTTAATCCCGTTTCCATCTGCTACTGGAATACTATAAGGCAAAGGTACGGGTTGTTCTTGAGCTTCAAAGCCAGTACGTTCATTTGTTTCAGTTGTTTGATTATCTGTTTCAATAACTTCAGCATCTACACCCATTGAAGCTAAATAATCAGTAGCTTGTTCTGCTGTCATTCCTGCCGCATTAACAATTTGCTCTAATCCAGCTATAAATTCTGTATTATCAATAGAAGCTCCAATTTCAAGATCAGGAAAACTAGTCCCATCTTCATTAGCAATTTGATCTTGAATCCAAGCCTTGTCAGCCTCAAACCTATCTGTTGTAATACCACAATTTATTAAAATATCTTCCGCTGCAGCTTGAGCTAAATCGTTGTAAGCTTGTTCACTTCCGTTTGCAGCCTATTTAAGTAAATTTAAATTATTTATGTCCTATAAAAAAGAATCAGATAAAACATTGTCAAAAGGTAAATCTAATAAATCAGAATAAACATTCTATAATTCTTCCGCTGCTTGAGCATGATCTTCAATAGAACCTGAAGACAAACTTTCTAGCCATCCATCAAAATTCTTTTTAACTTTTCCAAGAGCACTATCATATCGTAAAATTGCTTCAGCAACATCTCCTGCCACCTAAGCATTATCTTTTAGCTAAGCACTAACACCTTCAATTTGATCGGCATAATCTTCTAAATGCTAAGTTAAATTTTCCCACGTTTCTTCTTTTACATCCTAGTCAAGAGGAGGCTTAAGAGTATTAGCGATAGCCTCTTGTACTGTACCCATTTCTTGAAGAAGCTATTTTTCTGTTTCAGAAAGATTCCCATAATCTTTAGAATGTTCTTTTATTAAATCAGAAATTTTTTGTAAATATTCTGCTCCTAAAATTCTTTTTTCATTAATCGCGGCCTCTGCCTAAGAAATAGCCCTATCTTCTTCTCCTACTATTTTTAAAAATTCAACTTGGGCCTGTAATTTTTCTGTATCTTGACTAGTAACAGCTTGAGCATCTGTTCCTGGAATATTAGTAATATTACCTGCTACACTTGAAAATTCTTCTATATCCATTTTATTAGAAGAATAATTTCCATTCTCAAAAGTATGAATATTATCAATTTGAGCTTGAAGCTAAGTCATTTTAGCTTTAAAAGGCTAAACAGTTATATTATTAATATGCTATTGAAAAGCATCTATACTTGTTATTAATTTATAACTGCCATCCAGCATTTTCGTAAAGAAAGAATCTAAATTAACACCAGCATTTTCTAAAATAGAAGCTTGATCAGCACCTATCTTATCACCACGTTTTTTAATTTTGTCTGTAACTCCATGAACGGCTGCATAAGTTCCTTCGGGAGACATAGATTCTGTGGCCTATTGTTGTATTTTTATATAAGCCTACAAAGCCTAGGTTGATACATTTGTGGCGGCTCCCGCTTCTTCTAGAGCATCTCTTAAAGCTATAACACCTTTTGAGAAATCAAAATCTTTTATAACAGAATCAAATTTTTCAAAATCTTGAATCTACTAACCGTATAATTTAGAAATTTGGTTTAGTCCTTTTTTTCCATCTTTTACAAAAGCTTTTTCCATATCTTCAACAATCATTTGTTGAAAATCTAAAGTAGCATTTTTTATTCCAGGATTATTTTTAATATTTCCAAAAGACTATTGAACACTATTAGAAGCATCTTTTGCTACTGTTTTAAATTTATTTCCTAAATCATCAAGAGCCTAATTCCATTCTGCTTGTAAAGCATCCATAGAAAGACCTCTTGTTTCGGCTAAAGCTTTAGCCCCTTCAGTCCCAAGAACTTTTGTAATATCTCGATCTAAAGATTCTAGTCCTGCTGTATTGATTGCTGACATACTTTGATTAGCAACCCATTGTTTTACAGCTTCATTACTATTTTCTGTAGTGTTTTTATCAATTCCAGCAAGTATGGAAGATGCTGTTTCTGCGGATCCACTTAATTTCTATAATGCTTCATGAGCAGCAATAGTAGAAGCAATTTGTTCTCTAGTAAACTCATGAAGAGTTTTTCCGTCTTCTTCAATAAAAGCTAGAGTTCGATTATCTTCACCTCCTCTAACCGCATTAGAATCCATTCGCCAATGTGTACCGCCTTGAGCTTTATTAAAAGCTTCAAGAATATCTTGAACATCAGAAGCTGAATCAAAACGATCCATTCTAAGTCCTGACATTCGATCAATCCAAGTTTTATAAGCATCATCCGTTGCCTTCTGTAAATCAGCTCCACCAATTGCATTGGCAACCTGCTTTCCTATTTCATCCAAACCTTTATAAGTAGAATTATCCATTAATGTATTTTGAGCCATTGTTTCATACATTAATTTATCAGCTTCTTCATTTTGTTGTAATTGTCCTCGTAATTGAATTAAAGCTTCTTTATTGGATAAAATCGCAGAAACTTGCTCTTTAGACATTCCAGTTTCTTCTGATATAATATCTGCTAATTGAGTAAAATCATCAGATATTTTTGCGGTCCCTTTATCAATTAACTCATCAAGAGAGGTTACAACATTCATTACATCTTCTGCATTTGAATATTTAGATGTTGTTGTATCTGAAACTTTTGCTCCTGCATAAGTGTAACTTCTTCTCTTACTAGTCTATTGATATAAACTATTATGCCCAATCTATGCGGCGGACGCCATTGCGCTAGCTTGTCTAGCATTACTAGCAGCTGTATAACTAGCATTTTGAGCTGCCTATATTTTAGCTTGTTGTTGAGTTAAATATTCTTTCTCTCCCTCTTCAGATAATGTTAATTTTCCATTAACATTATCTACGTACTGAGCAAGTTCAGGATATTTTGTAATTAAATTAAGAACTTTATCATTACATTCTTGTAACGCATCTCGCCATTCTTGTGTTCCTGCTACTAAATTGTCTAAACTATCTTCTGATTTCCGCAGATCTTCTATAGCAGATTTAACATCTTGTAAAGAAGTTTTTAAATCATCATAAGCCTTTTTCGCATCTGCCGCAGCCTGTTCCGCCTTTTTTGCTGCGTCTGCCTACTTATTCCATTCTTTATATGCTAAATAAATAGCACCTACCGCAGCCCCAATAGCAAGTAAAATTGGTAACATAGAACCTAAAGTTCCTAAAATACCAGTCAATCCATTAGACAATAAAGGAAGTCCTTTTGCAGCTTTTGAAGAAAATTCATCATATTCTTTCTTAGCTTTTATTACAGCATCATAAGACTATTTATATTTATCTAAAGAAATTAATCCCTTTTGATAAGCTAAAGCAGCATTTTGACGCTCTAATTCAAGCGATACCATTTTCTAATGAGCTACTCTTATAGCTTGTTCTTTTATTATAGCTGCCGTACTAGTTCTTAAAGCCTTAACAGAATTTATTAAAGTTGGGAATATAAACGCTATAGAAGAAACAGTCTTAGCAATTTTTTCTCCTGTTGAAACATCTTTATCATCCCAAATAGATTTTAAATTTTTAATAGTAATTAAAGTAGAACTAATCTGACCAATAGCACTTGCCATTTTTATAATATTAGTTATATCAAAAAGCTGTTTGTTATGCTAATTAGTGCTTTTTAAAACTCCATCTAATTGTTTAGCTTTATTTACACTATTTTCTAATTGTTTATTATTATTTTCTAAAGTATTTGTTAATTTTTTAGCAGTAGCGTCTGCATTATTTAAACCTTCGTTTAAATTTGTCCAAAAAGCTCCTCCAGAAATTTGCCCAGTAGTAAAATCTTCAAAAAGTTTTCGCAACTCTTTCGCTTTTGTAGGGTCAATGCTTTTATAATTATTTACAAATTCATTAAAAGCATCTGTAAAATTCTTTTGGGCTCCTTCTTGATTTGGATCAAAAATATTTTTAAATAAATCTTCTGCTTTTAATTTATTTACCTAAGCTAATGATTGTTTTACATCACTTAAAGCAGCATTAAGTTCTATAAAATTATTAGAAGCTTCTTCCCAATCCTTTTTATCTATTTTAGTACCACTTAAAGTTTCCTGTAAATCTTGAGCAGCTTTTCTATCAGCTTCTAAAATTTTTATTTGGTTCTAAATCTATCCGCGTTCAGCAATTAAATTCTTCTGAGCATTAATAGAACCCTAATCCATTACAGAATAATAACGTTGCATTTCTGCCATTTTATCTGCAACGAGATTTCCTCCTGAAGTTCCTTGTCCTACTTTTTGGACGACTTCTGTCATTTCTAGCTAATTTCGTAAAGTTTCTGCATTAGCTTTAGCATTGTTCATATTAGTAATAATATTACTAATTTCTTTAGCAATAGTACCACTAAAAAGTTGAGTTAATGTAGATCCAAAAGCTAAAAAAACTACATTACCATTCCCCATAGTTTCAAACAAATTCCCAACAAGATTTGTAACTTCTGTTAGTCCTTCGATTATAGTTTTAAAACTATCAGAATTTATTAAAGCATCTTTTACTCTTTCTCCTGCAGCACCCAATTGTTCCATTTTAGCTCCAAGAGACTCCATATAAACACTATTCTTTTGAGCAAGAGTGCCTTCAGCTTCTAATGAAGTATTTAATAATTCACTATAAGTAGTCCAGTTATCAAATAAAGCCATTAATTGGTTTACTTGTCTTTGTCCACCCATAGTTTGAGCAAGATAAATCTGTTGCTCTTTAGTTAAGGTCTACCAGCGGCCACCTATCTCTTCCATGACCTAGCCTGTATCTCTTAAATGCCCAGTCGCATCTAATACATTAAAACCAAGCTAAGCCATTTTACCTGAATAATTTCCAAGGCTAATTTCAGCGTCTTCCGCGCCAGCCTAAATATCATTCATACGAGAGAAAATAGTTTTAAATGCAGTACCGACTGCTTCAGGCGCTTGTCTAGTTGTAGCCACAACTGTAGCAATCATACCATTTAACTGGTCAACATCAACGCCCATTGTATGCGCGGTTGATGCAACTTTACTCATAGCAATAGCTAACTCACTCATGTCTGATGCACTAGAATCAGCAACTGCCGCGAGTTTATCAACATATAATTCAGCTTCTTCATTTGCTACTTTATAACCATTCCAAACAGATGTTAAATAATCTGCCATCTCTTGTCCGGCTCCAGTAATATTTTGAGCCTTTAAAGTTGCTTCTGTTCTAGCTTGAACATCCTGATCATTTAAACCCTGTTGATAGAAAGTTAATGAAGCTTTAGTATAATCTAATGTACTTCTACCTAAAGCTTGTGCTGATCTATTTGCCTGGTCTGCAAATTGAGCCATTTTCTAAGTAGAATCACCAGTGACAATTCTAATATTTGTTAAAGATTTTTCTAGACTTTGCACATAATTAAAAGCACCTTGTACACTACTAGAAAAACTATTCATAATACTAGATGCGATACCCCACTTTACGGTTTTTACCATAGTATCGCCCATATCACTTAAAAATTTACTTGTCTATTTTAGCTGTAAATTAGTTGTTAAAAGAGAAGATGTCATTCTATTAAATGCGACTTCTCCCTATACTCCTAATTTAGAAAAATCTGATTTTACTTGATTTACAGTCAAACCAGAATCTTTTAATGAAGATTTAAAAGTTGCAATATTAGTAGTATTTAAAGTAGGATTAAAAGCCTTTTCCATAGCTTGTTCTACTTTACTCGCTGTTTCTTTTATATCCTCTAGCTATTTTTTTGTACCACTAAAATTCCCTGGTTTAATTTTCTGTATGTCCTAAAGAGATTTTTTTAATTTATTTAAACTTTGTTCAACCTCTTTAGAGTCAGTTTTAAATTTTATCCCAATATTAACTTGAGAATTATTTGCCATATTAACCCCTCCTTTTTTAAATAAAATAAAGGATAAAAAAAATAATGCTTTCTTATATAATTATATAAGAAAGCATTATAAATTAATTAATTTGGTCCGACTTTATGAATTTTCAACAACAGCAGGTATAGGTCTACCACCATTGGCAGCTTCAGCAAATGCTTTGACCTATTTATATTTTTCTAAATCTACATCTTTTAATATATCGGCGGCCTCCGTCGCATACTTCGGAAGATCCTAGATAAATGTTCTTACTGCACCCATCGCACTTCTTTCATGCTCTTCTTGAGTCTTTCTCATAATCTCTAAATAACTCAATAAACTTTCATACTCTGAGTCATTCATTGCTCCAAGAATTCGATTTAAAATACCTGAGCTCTAGAGCTCATCATACAATTGAGCAACGTCCGCACGTTCTTCATCACTAAAAACTAAATCAGTATACATAAAAACAATATACATATTGAAAAGAATATCTAATTTAATCTAATTAATCACTCCATCCTATTTAGCCTATTGTAAAGCAATTTGAACTAAATCATTCTTTTGAAGAATTGGTAAATATTGAATTATATTAATATCTTTTCCTTGAATAGAAATTGTTTTTACTTGGTCATTTGTTTTTAAACCTAAATCTTTGTATAGCATAAACCATACCTCCTTTTTAACTCTTATTTTTATTATAACATAAATTTTTTAAATAGTCAACTAAAATGATAACTATTTTTCTTTTAATTTTTTTTCAAATTCTTTTATAACCTTTTTTTCAGCACTTTGAATAGTTCTTTCACTAATATTTCGTTTATAAACTAACTTTTCAGAAATTGCTTTAAAATAATCTAAATTTAATATTTCATTTTTTAAATACATTATTCCTTGAGCTAATTTTACATATTGAGCTATTCTTGGTGTTGAAAAATCTCCTGATTTTATCGCAAATTCAACTCGTCCAAAAACTAAGTCTTGCTAAATAGCAGCTGGTTTAGAATTTAAATTTATATAATCTTTCCAAAGTCTTTGTAAAGAAAATTCTATATCAGACTAATCTATTAAAGGGTCTTCGTTCATAACAGCTTCTGCGTAACCTTCTGCAATCCAACCTGCTGTAGGGATTTGTTTATCAGTCCAATGAATATAAGGCCACTTTGAAGTTCTCCACCAAAAAGTTCTTTCAACTTTATAATGCATAGAGCCAGATTCTTCATATCTTTCAAGGGCCTCTTTATAAACTTCTCTCTTGTTTTCAATAGAACGTCTTAAAGCATCTTTTAATTTATCTTCGATTTGTGCTTCCTAAAACTTTAAAAGCTGTGATCCAGATATATTTCCTCTACCTTCTGCTTTTGTTGCTATTTTTCGATACATTTGTCCTACTTGAGCTTCATCATAAAATCTAAAATCTCCAGTCTCTTCTACATAGGCTAAAAAAACTGTTCTATGAAAAAGAGCATTTAGTTCTCTTTCAAACTGATTAACTGATTTTAAAATCTATCTTGTAAAGCCTTCACTCTATTTCATATAAGCATATGTTTTCTATATTTTAGTTTTTAATGGTATTTTTCTTCTTGTCATTTCTCCTTGATAAATTTTCCATTTATTACAACTTTTATTATATCTATCTAAGAAACGTCTAGCAACATCTTGAATTTCTTCTAAGGTAGGCTCTTCATGTTCTTTTAAATTTTCAGTAGTTATTTCTGTTAATATTTGTGCAATAGTTTGTTCATTACTATCCATAATAATATCACCTCCCTTAAACGCAAAAAATGGGAAGGAAATATTCATTTCCTTCCCATTTAATTTATACTTAATTACGGTATCATGCTATCATTCGCTACAATACTTTCATCTTCAAGGGTAGAGTTCTTTAACATTACACTATGTCCTTCAGAAGCAGCTGCTTCACTATCTTCAACAACTTGAATTACACAAAGAACTTCCTTAGTCTTATCAAAATAAGTATAACCAGGGAAAGCATCCATTGTGAAATCAAATGTAGAAGGATCACCAGTACCAGACATTGAAATTGTAAATCCAGACTGAACTTTAACATTAGGGAATGTTAAATTAGCAGGCATATCAATACCAGTAGCCTGAGCTCTAAATAATGTATCTGCTTCAACATAGTAGTAACCAGCAAAGTCAGCAGGAGTAATTTGAATTTCAGAAACTTTTTCAGCTTTCTTAATTACATAATAATCTACCATTACATTAGCTCCACCAGCAGGTAAATTATCAGTACCATTAATTTTAGGTGATGAAACAGTTAATTCACTCTTTCCAGTAGTTGCATTTTGAGAAAATGCGATACTACCTGTAACAAGGTTTCCAGTAAGAGAACCATCATTTTCAGTTATAATAATAAAAATAGGTGCATCTGCACCAACATCAATAGTAACTTTATTCTCTCCTATTAAAGGCCCAAAAGTTCTTAAAGCATCTGTTAAATCAATCTTACCATCAGTACCAATTGTAGCTCTTGTTGTTGCATGAACATGAACTTCTTGTTGGTTTTCTTTAATTAATCCAGCACCAGATAACATAGCAAGAGAGACAGGAGAAATAAGAGCGTCAGTTACAGTAAATGTAAGAGCCTTATCACCTTCCCAACCAATTAATCTTGCATTACCTCTACCACCTTGCGCATAAACACTCGAACTTGTTTGCTCCATTGAAGAAGTAGTTGCTGTATCAATATAAAGGACGGGTTGACCAACCTGGAAAGTATTTGTTCCAATTTGAGTTTTTTGTTTTGCGCGGAAAACAATATTCGCACATTCACGTACACCAAATTTCATTTATGTGTCCTCCTTAATTCTATAATGAATTATCATCTAAATCACCCATCCAATTAGGGACGGATTGAACATCTTTAGCTCCAGCCAATCTTAAACGAATTACCATTTCTTGGTCTTCTCTCATTTTAAAACGTCGGAACTAATCTATTAATTGATATAAGGAATAATTCATTAACTAATTAATATCTTTTTGCTATCCAACCGCTAAAATAGAAATATAACGATATAAAACCTAAACATTAGCTTTATCAGTCTTTCCTTTCAATTTAGCAACTTTATTGCGACCTTCCATAATTTTCTGAGTGATCATTCTTGCTTGTGGTCCTCCTGGATTATATCCATTCTAACCATTTTCTCCTTGAATATATTTTAAACAAAACATTTCTGACACAATATTTTTAAAACCTTCAAAGTTTTCTTTTGTTAAAGAGTGTTCCTCAAAACCCTCCTAAATTTTACGTGAAAACAATATACTCGTAGGAAGAAATATCACTTTATAATCTGGAAATATTAAAAGAAAAACTTGCTATAAACAAATTTTAACTTCTTGAACAGCTAAATCATTACTCCTCAATATCGTCATTAATACTTCAAAATCTGAAACTTTTTCTAAATTAACTTTGTCCTTTGTCTAAAGACTTTTTTTAGAAAAATTCAAATATTGACATCCTTTAAAAAAATTATTTTCTCCAATGTAAGAAATCTATCTTATAGTAGGTTGATGAAGAATAAGCTACGCAGATTCATAGGGAATATCTCGTTTAGACATTAAAGCAATTTTTTCAATCAAAATTGCTACTCCTCTAAATCCTATGTAAAATGCTATCCTAAATAAGATAAAGTATACATAGAAATATCTTCATTTAAAACAACAAGATTACATCCTAAAAATCTATAATAACCAATTCCCGTTAATTTAATTCTTGAAGATAATGTTTTTGAAGAGTTTTTTGTTTCATCTGAAAGACTATTTAAAATTCCATCAATATACCCACATATCATTAATGGACGAATTTTTAATCCATCTAATGTCCATGCATCATTATAACAAACAATATCTATATTAATTGTATAATCTCTATACTATGCGGACTTTCCATTTTGAGAAAAATTATCTTGAGTTATAATTATATAACTTTTAATTTCTTCATGTGTCCCACGAGCAATCTTAGGATTTAATCTAATATATCCCTCTTCTATCATTCGCTTCACAGTATACTTATCAACAATAGCGTTATACTATTCATCTTTTTCTGAACTTAAACAATCTGGAGAATTAATAATTAATAATCGTTTAAGTTTATTACTATAAGGACGATTCTTTATAAAAAGATTTTCTAAAAATTTATTAATATCCTATGGACATGAAAAGAAAGGAGAAAATATCTTTTTTGTTGAAATTAAATCATAACGCATGCCAAACTCCTTTTATCTCATAACGATTCAATAGGAACTTGAATAGAATCCTATCCATACTTCACTATAAAACCTTCTTTATTAGCTTTTTTACTAATTACTTCAAGCCTTAAAGTGTCTTCGGTATAATCTAATACTTTAACAAGAGAATCATCAGATATATACCAGTTTTGTGGCTATTCATAATTCTTAGCTTTATATATTAATATATCGTAAGGATGCGCGGCGGTCGGTCCATCAATTCTAGCCTAGGTATGTTCTGCATCATAGGCAAGGTCCGCCTAGATCTGAGCGGCTTCCGCATCTTTCAATTCTTTAACAAACTGATCAGTGGAAGTATAAGTCTCTTTTAATGCTACTCTTATAATACCAGAACTATAGTCTCCTCTTTTACTTGTACTATAAGCATCATTATAAGCTTGAACCTACCAAGGTTTACCATTAATTATTATTCTATCAAAGCGTTGAAAATATGCTAAAGTATCCTCATCTTTTGTTATATATAATAATTTGGTATAATTCATATCATTCCAAACAACTCCTTTTTTGACATTCCACAAAGCAGTTGTTTCATTAGGACCCGTCATCCATCCTCTATAACTAACTGTATTTTCATTACCTTCATCATCTATTACAATAATCTAAATTTCTTCATCTGCTTTTCTAATTTCAGCTCTAAAATATGCAGTCTATTCAGAATATTGCATATAGACAATCCAATAAGTATCTGGTGTCCATTCCTATTTATTACCATGAACCCATTTAAATACAGTTCCATTATGAAAATCAGTATCTATTTCTTCTTCGCTTCCTTCCGGGGCTTCTTTAAAGGGTATTGAAATTATTTTATCTTCATAGTCAACTTTTAACTTATCGTGATTAATTAAAGCTTTAAAATAAGGCTCTGCCGCAGTTAATGAATCAACAACTTGTTCTAAGGTATGAACATACTCATCATCATCTCTTGAATATAAAGATAAATTAGGATAATCATTTTCAAGATTACTAAGAATATTTATTTGATTTTCACTTAATTCCTATTTATCTTGTAATAATGTAATTATAGAAATTAGACTATTTGCAAGGCTATCTTTTTTTACATTATACTTTTGGACTATTGCTTTTTGATAAGAAGATAATAAAGCCTTTTTCAGACTTCTTAATTTATCTTCTCTCATTCTGATCCATTGATTAGATCCTCCCCAAGCACCTAATCGTTTACTCATAGAGTCTAATCCTGAACCAGATTCATAATAATGATCAGGATTTTTATCTAAATCAGCCCTTATACGTTTTCGCATATTATCCCTAGCAGACATTTATTTTTAACTAATTTAGCAAACTAAGTAATTCTAAAATAATACGTCTATACAACGGCATTTCTGAATCATTAGTTAAACTAAATAATCCTTTCATTTTACATAAAATTAAGAAAAAAAGTTCATCCTGACCATCAATTAATTTTGCCATTCCCGCAATTTCTTCCATTAATGTTTCTAATGGCTTTTTCCAATCTTTACCTTCTTCCCTTAAAGGAAGCAATTTATAAATCTGATTAATAATTCTTTTTAAATTTTTTGCAACGGCTTCTTTGTCTATTGCAATACCATTAGTTAAAACCACTTGCCCCATACACCAGTTCCTCCTTTTGGTTGATATTGCATTATAGAATCCATTGTTGTTTTATAAACACCATTATCATCTAACTGTCTTCGTTTATATAAACGCTGTAAATGAAAACCTCGCTCCTAATAATGTTTCTTTTGTTGTAAAATTTTTTGCATATGATTAGCTTGAGAAGTAAACTTAAAATCACTTCCGCTATATTTCATACGTGTATTTTCAACAGTAGCAAGTTGTTGCCCTAACCACTATACTACCATATAAGTTGCTAAAATATTAATCTCCTATTGAGTTAATTTATTTATAAAATATGGAGTTGTAAATGGTAAGTTTTCTTTATCTTCCTCTGTAATTTCCTTGTACTCAAGACTTTGTTTTGGAAATTCAAAATAATGAATTGCGGAAAGCAACAATTCCTACAAAATCTTCTCTGTATCTTCTGGAGTTAATTCCATATACATATCATCTGTAATCTTCGACAGAAAACTATCGTAAACAATAGAGAAAGGTGTATAACCTAATTCTTCCATCACACACCTCCTTATATATTATTCGCTTTTAATCACTCTACGTGTTTTCTTTGCGGGCTCCGCTCCATCCTCTTTTTGGACGCGTCTTCTGGTAGGAGTCGCCGCAGTTTTCTCTGTTTCAGTTTCAGTTTCCTTTTTTATATTAATAGCATTAGTTACATTGAAACCTGTTTTATTTAAAATAGCTTCTCTTTTAGCTACATCATTTAAAGGTAAATTAACAGCCATTGTTTTAATTATTTCAATAACACCTTCCGGTGCAAAATCTAAACAATCCAAAAATTCATCTAATGAACCATTTTCCATTAAATTTTTAATATCCGCCGCAGTATAATTATATTCAGGCTCTACCTTCCCTAAAATAATCTTAACAGCTTCTGGGTCTCCCAAAACAAAATTATTTCTAAGTAAACTCATTCCGCCTGGAGCATAAGATAATTTAATTAGCTCATCTAAAGAAACCTCTTTAATTTCTCCCGGTTGAAAAACACGATGTAGTCCATTTAATTCTGGAATATCATAAAATACTGCCGCGTTATCTCTATTACGAATTTTAACCATTCTTGTTGTATCCATTTTAAACTCCTTTTATCTCCTAGTAAAAAAAGGGGCTTAATCCAATGTTTAAGCCCCCTTTTATTTTATTCATTCACTAACGTCATTTGTCCAATACGGCCTACGCCGACGACGTTACTATCGGCGTCCGGAATTAGTTTCCCAATTCATACCAGCCTGTGCTATTAGTAGCATCCTCCCAATGACCAGTTGAAGTAGGCAAATTATTTTTATTTAAAGAACTATTCTTATACACGCAAATACCAGGATTTACATGATAAACAGCAACGCCCATCTTCTTGTATGTTTGGATTTCTCTTGACCAATCATCATTACTCTCAATTTCTCTTACCGCAGAAGCACCCTCGAAAGCAACCTTAACAGGTTTTTCAGCTCCAGTAGGGATAATCCATGCGTAAGAAGGATCCATAACCTTTATTTCATTATCAGCGTCCTCAAAACTTTGAGGAAGAATAATAATAGTATGATTCTTATAGTTCTTGAAAGAACCATTATTCCATAAATCTTCCTTCATTCCATCAGAAAGATCCGCAGGATTAGCTGGACGTAGTGTAGCAGCGAACTCATAAGTACAATAAATTGTACTCTTGCCATAAACATCAGCAGTAGCAATTAAACGGTCGAATTCTTGTTCATTCCAAGTATTACCTTTAACCTTATTTGCTCTAGGAATATCTGTACTATTGGCTAACTGTTCCATAGCCTTAGCAATTTCCTTGTAAACTACTTCATCTAAACCTTCAAGAACAAGATTATAAACATCAGCCATTGTGATACGACCATCAAGGAATTCCTCGAAGCCGATTTCAGCAGCTCCGCCGTATGCAGCCATGTTGACTTCCATTGTGTATCCATCAAGTTTAAATGTTTCATATCTACCAGCTAAACCAACTCTGGTAACGAAACTCTTTGCACGTTTCTTTGAGTATTCACTTACTCTTACACGGAATACTGGCTTGTCGCCTTGTGCATAAGTCTTAGTGTCAGCAAACTGACCATAGTTTTGCATTACCTTTGCAGGTAAAATTTCATCTAGACCTTCTTCAATCAGTCTAAAAATAGTATTCTTATTCTCGCGGTATAATGCATA